TTGGCGCGGTTGTGTGTCAACCACAACCCTGAAGAGGAGAAACTTATGGAGTTGTTCGAAGACATGTTCGACGAGAGCGTCGCTCTCAAGGACGTGCAGACCGACACGGCCAAGTCACTAAGCCAGCTGGTTCGAAAGCTGCGTCGTCTTGACGCAGAGATCGAAGAGGCCGAGGCGCATGTGAAGTCGCTCAACACCGAGCGTCACAAGCTGTCGGTTGAGACCATCCCGGCCCTGATGGACGAGATGGGCCTGGAGCGCGTCGACGTTGACGGCGTGACGGTGCAGCGCAAGCTGATCGTTCATGCGTCGATTCCCGTCGAGCGCAAGGAAGAAGCCTTCGACTGGCTGCGAAGCAACGGGCTGGATGACATCATCAAGAATGACGTCGTCTTGACCTTTGGCAAGGGCGAGGACAACGTCGCTGGTGACGTCGTCGGTATGCTCGAGGCCAAGGGGTTCCACCCCTCGACCAAGACCCACATCCATTCCTCGACACTGCGGGCATTCGTCAAGGAGCGCGTTGTGTCGGGCAAGCCCATCGACCTCGACATGTTCGGGGCGTTCGTTGCCAACGCAGCTGAGATCCGGAGGAAGGCATGAATAGAGTAGCGGAAGCATTTTCTACGGCGATCTTCATGCGCCGTAACGCCAACGAAACGACGATTGATAGTCGCGCGGCCTTTGACGAGGTTTTCAGTGATCTTTCGGCTGATGAACGCACATCGATTTGGTCGTCTGCATCGTCGGTTCTTCCGTATGACGGCGTTCATGCGGAAGATGCAACATGCACCTGCGGTGGCCGCGGAAAGGGAAAACCTCTTCTGTACGAGGTGAACGCCAAACAGGCGCTGTTTGAGGCCATGGAACGAGACGGGGAGAAAGAACCCCGTGATGCTCAGACTGAGGAGGATAGCAAGTGAGCACTGCAGTAGCCAAGAAAGAGAACACCGAGGTTTCGACCGAGGTGCTGGACGACATCTATCTCCTCGCAGGGGACGGTGCCGCGTTTGACAGCTCCGAAATGCAGATCCCGTTCGTGCGGGTGCTGCAGGCGCTGTCGCCGCAACTCAACAAGAAGAAGTCTGAGTACATCGAGGGCGCTTCGCAGGGCGATCTGTTCAACACGGTGACGGGTCAGCACTGGTCTGGCGAGGACGGCATCGTCGTGGTGCCCTGCTACCAGACAACCAAGTACCTGATGTTCACGCCGCGCGAGCAGGGCGGTGGGTTCAAGGGTGAGATCTCTCCGACGGATCCGATGCTCCAGCGGACGAACCGTGTCGGGTCGAAGGAGATCCTGCCGACCGGCGATGAACTGGTGAAGTCTGACCAGCATTTCTGCCTGATCGTTGATCCTGACGGCGGCTTCCAACCTGCGGTTGTGGACATGAAGTCCACGCAACTGAAGATCTCGCGTCGCTGGAAGACGCAGATCGCACTGCAGCGGATCAAGAACCCGAAGAACGGGCAGATGGTCACGCCTGCGGTCTACGCGACCATGTGGAAACTGACCACGACCGAGGAGTCCAATGACCAAGGTTCGTGGAACAACTACGCAGTAGAGAAGGTCGGTCTGGTCAACGACCGTTCGCTGCTGCTTGAGGCGAAGGCGTTTCGCGAGTCCGTGATGGCTGGCGATGTGAAGGCTGCTCCGGAGGAGTCCATCGGTGGTGGGGCTCATGCGGAAGACCGGGGAGACATCCCGTTTTGAGCAGCATGGCGCGGGGTGCAGTAACCCCGCGCCTTCTTCACTTTGGAGCCAAGCATGTCCGATGCGAAGAGGATGTTGGCCGCGTTCGAGGGATCGAGCGACGGCCACGGGAAAACAATCGTCGGCCGCGTCACGCGCAGCGGCAAGACCGAGGCACAAAGCCGCGTGGTCCGAGAACCGCTGACCGAGGAGTTGGTTCAGTCGCACCTTGACGGAAAGGCGGGCATTGGCTCGATTCCGATCAACCGGGAGAACAAGTGCAAGTTTGGCGCGCTGGACATCGACAGCTACGATCTGGACTTGGCCGGGTTGGCCAAGCAGGTTGCCGCGCTGAAGCTGCCGCTATTCGTGTGTCGCTCGAAGTCTGGTGGAGGGCACCTGTTCCTGTTCTTGAAGGACTGGGAGCCTGCTGGTCTGATCCGAGAGTACCTTGCCGAGATGTCCGTGGTCTTGGGCTACTCGGGCTGCGAGATCTTTCCGAAGCAGGACAAGATCCTGTCCGAGCGCGGCGATGTCGGAAACTTCATCAACATGCCGTACTTCAACGCCGAGATGACGACCCGGTATTGCCTCGACCACAACGGCGAGGCGATGACGCTGGAACAATTTCTATCGGCAGTGGAGAGGGGCAAGACGAGCGCGCATGAGTTGAACGCTCTCAACTTCGCGGGTGAGCGCAAGTTCTTCACGGACGGCCCGTACTGCCTCGAGGTGATCGCAAGCAAAGGTCCGATAACCGAGAACCGCAACACGACGCTCTTCAACATTGGCCGGTACTGCCAGAAGAAGTGGCGTGACGACTGGAAGCGCCACATGGAGGAATACAACCGGATGTTGTGTTCGCCTCCGTTGGACGCCAGTGAGGTTGTAGACCTCCAGACGTCCCTGTCGAAGAAGGACTACGGGTTTCAGTGCAACCAGTGCCCATTGAAAGACCACTGCGACAAGAACATCTGCCGCACTCGGCCGTTTGGGGTTGGCGGAGAGGTGGAGGACGCAGCCCATCTTGGTGGTCTGACAATCCTTCTGTCTGAGCCTCGGCTCTACTTCATGGATGTGGACGGGAACCGCGTTCAGTTATCGACGGAGCAACTGCAGAACCCGTCGCTGTGGCAGCGGGCGTGCATGGAGCAGATGCAGCGGATGCCGCCAACACCGAAGCCCTCGCAATGGCAGCGACTGGTCAACGAGTTGATGAAGAACTCCACGCAACTTGAGGTAGCCGAGGAGCTGACGATCAGCGGCCAGTTCAAGGAGCACCTGAAGGACTACTGCACGAGCCGCATACGAGCCATGGTCCCGGAAGAGTTGGACATGGGCAAGCCTTACACGGACAACGGCGTGACCAAGTTCACGATGGCTGGCCTTGGTCAGTTCCTCAAGAACAAGGGCTTCACGCACTACACGCGGGCCCAGATCCAAGAGCAGATCAAGAGGATCAACGGCAGCGATCACTGCTCTGGCCACCAGAGTGTGAAGAAGGAGAACGGCAAGTTCACCACGATCAGGGTGTGGTGGGTGCCTGCCTTTGACGAAAGCGAAATCGAATTACCGAGGATGGAGGTATCGAACGATGTGCCCTTCTAGGCCGAAACTGCTGAAGATCGCCGAGGTCTGCGAGTGGGTCTGTGTCTCCAAGTCCACAATCTACAAGTGGGTGCAGGAGGGCAGTTTCCCCAAGCCGCTGATCCTTGGCGGGGACGAGTCGAAGACCAGCGCCAGCCGCTGGCTCGAGGACGAGGTTGAGAACTGGCTGCGAAACCGCCCGCGGGGACGACCAGATGTCTAAGCGTCTGACGATCTTTGGTCCGCCAGGGTGCGGCAAGACGCACCGCATGATCGCGGAGATGGAGCGCGCGTTGGCGGAAGGCGTGCGGCCATGGGAGATCTGCTTCGTGTCGTTCACTCGCAAGGGCGTATACGAGGCGCTCGAGCGAGCTTGCGCGAAGTTCGGTTTGCTGCCGAAGGACTTCCCCTACGTCAAGACCATGCACGCATTGGCGTTCCATGCGCTTGGCATGCGGCGTACCGACATGATGTCTGCTGCGGACTATGCCATTGTCGGCAACAAGCTGGGCGTCGCTCTCAACGGCATGGAGGCTATCTCTCCAGACGAGGGTGTGTTGCTCCCGTCCGTGGGCGGCAACGGCATCTACTACCTGCGGATCATCGACAAGGCTCGGTACCGGACTGTGTCCTTGGAGAGCGAGTACAACCGCGAGAGGAACTACAGCCTGAGTTTCCCGAAGCTGCGCCAGATCGAGCAATCGCTCAAGATCTACAAGTCCACGTTTGGCAAGATGGACTTCGTTGACCTGATTGACCTCTATCCGCGCAACGTGGACATTCCGAACTTCAAGCTGTTCATCGTTGACGAGGCGCAGGACCTGACACCGCTGCAGTGGGAAATGGCCGAAGCCATCGCGGACAGATCAGAACGGGTGATCTACGCTGGCGATGACGATCAGGCGATCCACGCGTGGACGGGGGTCGAGGTCCAACGGTTCATGTACGCATCCAGCACGTTTGAGGTCCTGTCGCAGTCGTACCGAGTTCCGAGGGCCGTGTACGAAGTCGCGAACAGGATCGTCAACCGGATCCGGAGCCGTGTGCCGAAGGAGTACTACCCTACGGACGAGGAGGGGTCCTACACGCATCACATGACCATCGACACGATCCCGTTTGAACGCGGATCTTGGACGGTGATGGCCCGGACGAACAGCGCGTTGACGATGTTCCGGGACTGGTTTGAGTCTTCGGGATACCTCTACAGCGTCAAGGGGAACCAGTCTCTGCGTGTCAAGTTGGCCGAGGCGATCAAGTCTTGGCGTACCCTTCAGGAAAACGGATCGCTCGACGTTTCGTCCATCAAGAATCTGTATGAGAACCTGCCAAAGCAGGGGCCTGCTGCGGCGCTGCGCCGGGGGTCTGGTGTGCTTCTGGATGCGGCTGACCCAATGGGTCAGTACACCTACGATGATCTGGCGCGCGAGTACGGTCTCTTGGCTCCCAAGCACCAAGATGCGCTGTCCGTGATCAAGATGACGGACGACGAGCGTCTTTACATCGCTGCTCTGGAGCGTCGTGGGGAGAACATCTTTGCCGAGCCGCGCATCAAACTATCGACGATGCACTCGATGAAAGGGGGTGAAGACGACAACTGCGTCGTGTATCTTGGAACCACGCAGGCATGCGCCAACAGCCCCGATCAGGATGACGAACACCGCGTCTTCTATGTTGGCGTGACGCGTACCCGCAAAAACCTCCACATCTTGGACACAGACCGCAAGTATAGGTACGACATATGAAACGGGCAGAAATTCTCGACACCGCGAAGCAGTACGTCACAAAGGACCGAGCTGCCGATCATGGCAACATGGAAGACAACTTCCGCACCATTGCCGAGTACTGGACCATCTACCTTGGCATTGAGGTACACCCCGCTGATGTTGCCGTGATGATGACGCTGCTCAAGGTTGCGCGCATCAGCAGCAACCCCAAGCATGTAGACAACTGGGTGGACGGCTGTGGCTATTTGGCCTGCGGAGGGGAGATCATGGATGCGGCAACCTGATCTCTTCGAGGACGTCGAGGTCGACTGGTTCATGCCGTCCGAGTACCCGGATCTGACCGGGTACAAGCAGATCGCCGTGGACCTTGAGACCTACGACCCGAACCTGACCACTCTTGGTCCTGGGTGGGCGCGCAACGACGGCTACATTGTCGGGGTGGCTGTAGCCGCAGGCGACTACTACGGCTACTTCCCCATGCGCCACCAGAATGGCCACAACCTCGACCCCAAGATGACCATGCGGTGGCTGCAGAAGCAGATGGCCACGCCGCACATCGACAAGATCATGCACAACGCCACCTACGACGCCGGGTGGCTGCGAGCTGAGGGGGTCAACATCGAGGGCCGGATCATCGACACGATGATCACAGGCGCCATCGTCGACGAGAACCGCTGGTCCTACAGCCTCAACAACCTCGGCAAGGACTACGTCGACATGCGCAAGGACGAGAGGCTCCTGCGCGCTGCGGCGAAGGAGTGGGGGTTCGATCCCAAGAGCGAGATGTGGCGCCTGCCGCCAAAGTACGTCGGCGGCTACGCAGAGCAGGATGCCGTCCTGACGCTGAAACTATGGGAGCGCCTGCGCATCGAACTCGATCAGCAGGACCTCTGGAACATCTGGAACCTCGAGACCAGCCTCATCCCGCTCATGGTTGAGATGCGGGCGCGCGGTGTCCGTGTCGATCTGGACGGGGCAGAGCGGGCGCAGGCGGCGTTGCGTCAAAGGACCAAGTACCTACGTGAGATGATAAAGGACAAGAGCGGCGTGGACATCGATCCTTGGGCCAGCGCCTCTGTGGCCAAGATGTTCGATGCCCTCAACCTCGAGTATCCCAAGACCGACAAGGGCGCTCCGTCTTTCACGAAGCAGTATCTGAACGCGCACCCGCACCCGCTGTGCCGCGCGTTGGTGAAGTTGCGGGAGTTCGACAAGGCGGACGGGACCTTCATCGAGACGATCATGCGCCACGAGCATAAGGGACGCATCCACACCGAGTTCCACCAGCTGCGCAGCGACGACGGTGGCACGGTGACTGGTCGGTTCTCGTCCTCATCGCCAAACCTCCAGCAGATCCCGGCCCGTGACCCGGAGATCAAGGCCCTGATCCGAGGGCTGTTCCTCCCGGAAGAAGGATGCCGGTGGGGGTCTTACGACTACTCGTCCCAAGAACCTCGGCTCTTGGTCCATTGGGCTGCGAGCCTGCCTGATGGGATGAAGCACTCGATGGTGGATGACATCGTCAGGCGCTATCATACCGAAGATGTCGATCTTCACCAAATGGTGGCCGATCTGGCAGGCATCAGCCGCAAGCAGGCCAAGGTTGTGAACCTCGGCATCATGTACGGCATGGGCAAGGCAAAACTGGCCAACCAACTGGGCATTTCGACGGAGGAGGCGGAGACGCTCCTTGCCACGCACCACGAGCGCGTCCCCTTCGTGAAGGGCCTGGCCGAGGTGGCGTCACAGCAGGCCGAGAAGTACGGGTCGATTCGCACGCTTCTCGGCCGCAAATGCCGGTTCCACCTGTGGGAGCCGAAGTTCGGTTACAACAAGCCGCTGCCTCTGGAGGAAGCCCGCAAGGAGTATGGTTTGGCGCTACGTCGGGCGTTCACCTACAAGGCGCTCAACAAGCTGATCCAAGGTTCAGCGGCCGACCAGAACAAGCAGGCTATGGCAGATTGTCACAGGGAGGGCCTAGTTCCGATGCTCACGGTCCACGATGAGCTTTGTTTTTCAGTGGAAAGTGGCGTGCAGTCGGAACGGATCACGGACATCATGGAGAATGGACTTGGGCACGTCCTCAAGGTACCATCCAAGGTAGACGTGGCACTTACGAGCAACTGGGGAGAAGTCGATTGAAGCAGGAGTTCAAATCGCTGGGGATCAAGGACATGCACCCCATGCAGATCGAGGCCCTCATCAACTTCATCGGCCTTGCGCTGGACATGGCGTCCCAGTTTGAAGGCGACGAGGCCCTTGAACTGGTCGAGGAAGAGGCAGACAACCTCATCCGCCTGCTTGGCGGCAACGGCGTCAAGGTTCAACTCAAGGTGGAACTCGATCAGGGAGACTGACGCGCTTGAATAGCCGCGTTTTTCGCCGCATCAATCGGGTTGCTCCCAAGAAGTTCCGCAGGCCGCGCGCGTGGGGCCGTCGCCCCCGCACCCGCCCCACCACTGAAGACCGGACGTAGCCGAGGCGGCGGCGTGAACTGGAACGTCGGAGCCGCCGTGGGCATCTGCACTTGAGGCAGGCCTTGCGTAGTGACTTGCTGCTGCATGCGTTCGACACGCTGGCTTGCAGCCTGCTGCCCCTGAGACACGCCTTGCGCTGAGACCTGCCCAGTGATCTCCCAAGCCATCTCAAGCGCCCGTCCAACCTGATCGTAGTCTACACCGGCCCCAGGGCGTACTCCTGTCGGCCGTGTAATCAGGTTCAGGAACGCTTTTGTGCGCAGCAACTTGGACATGGCCTGAAGGCCAACAATGCTCACAAGGGTTTCAAGCGGTTTGAGGACGAAGGAGAGCGCCCCTAGCGACTGAACAGCCTGCGCTGCGGACAGGCCACCCAAGCCTGTTATCGGTTCGTTTGACGCAATACGCGAGAAACGAGCAAGTGCGTACAGACCGTCAACCACGTCTGCTCCGAGGAGTTCGTTTAGAGTTGCTCGTCCGTATCCGTTGAGCGCCGTTTCAATGGCCTTGGCGTTCTTCCCAGACAGAACGGCAGTGACGAAATCGTCCCCTCCATCCGCGGCTTTTGCTAGGATGTCTCGAACTGCAAGATCGCGGACAAGTTCCATCGTGGGAGACTGGTCCCCTAGAACATCCTTCGCCGCCTTGACCGCGCTCACGTTGTTCGGCTTCAGCACCGCGTTCAGGACACGGTTTGCATCACCGTCAGCCGCAGACTGCTCCAGAACCCGCATCAGGTTGATGCCTTTCAGGTCCTTCACTTGCCTTGTCAGCGAGTTGATGGCCGAGATCTGGTCTGTAATGGGCATACCCGCCAGACGAACCAGATCCCTTTCGTCTATGTTTCGGCCAAGAGTGGCCATGTCCTTGAGCGCACTCTGCACCTCTGTAAACTGCTTCCCGAAGAGCGTCCTGGCGGTGCTTCCCAAGGCATTGATCTTCTCTGAGACCTTCTCCGCAGATATCCGTCCAAGGACATCCGTGTTCTCAGTGAACATCCGATTGAGGTACATGCCCGCGATCTGACGACGAACAGCCTCGCGCGTTTCAACGCCTTGCCCACGAGCCTGTGCGATCCGCTGCCCGAAGCGCAGTTTGTCGTTGTAGAGCTCGGTGTAGTACCCCTTCAGCGGATCGTTATCCGGAAGGGATGCCACAACGTCGCGAAGAGATTGTGTTGTGCCATTTGGCTGCGGAATCTGTGCGTCGGGCACTACATCAAGCAGTGAGGCAGGAGGTTCAAGGGCCGCGCGCCCAGACGGTACAACCGAGTTCAGGAACCGGCGTATGCCTTCTCCGTTGTTCGGGACCAGAAGACCGAAGTTCGGGTTGACGATGTCTTCCGGGTTGAAGTTCGTGTTCTCGCGGAACTTGCGGAACAGGTTCTCCGACTGGACCTGCTTGAACCGATCTATGCCGCTCGTGTAGAACCTCTGCGCCTTGCGAAGAAGATCAAACCCTTCACGCATCTGCGCAAACTCGGCCTTGGACATAAAACGGCCATCCGCCCCACGAATGGGACCTTTGGTGTTTACCACACCCGCAGCCATTGCTTCGGTCTGTCGGAAGGCCTCTTGAAGCGAGTTGTTCATCCGAGTCAGCATTGCCTTGTCTACTGCTCCGACAAGGCTTGGATCGAATGATGCTTGGTTCAGCATCGTCCGTAGACTGTTGGCCGTATAGACGTCAACAATCTCAGGCATCTCGGTGACGAAGCGGCCAAACTTGGTGCTTTCGAGACCCATGGCCGGGTTGTCGCGGATAATGCCCTCAAGAGCCTTCTTGACGGGCTGCACATTGACGATTGGCTGTCTTCCAAGTTTCTGGTTCGCCATGCCGTAGATGGCATCGACATCCTCATCAAACGCACGTTTCGCGATGTCGAGTGTTTCGGCAATGGGCCTAGCCCCCCTTGGATCCGGCGCTCCAAAGAGGTTTTTTAGTTTGTTGACTTCGACATCGACGACGTTGCGGAGGTTGTCCTCCGCCGTCTTCAGCAAACCTTCTGGGGTTCCGTAGATCCGTTCGATGTCCTTGTTGATGATTCCGCGCAGAGAAGCGTAATCAAACTCCCCTGTAATGCCACGCTCTTGCTGGGTCTTCTGGATCTGTTGAAGCACCGCATCCGCATTCTGTTGAGCCGCAGCCTTGTTCGGGAAAACGCCCTCGTAGAATGCTTGCAGACGCCCAAGAATAGGCGAGGTGTTGGCCGCACGGACCGTGGGCCGAGCACCTTCTGCCAGTGCGGCACGGATCTCAAGTCGAGCCGCATTTGCGGCGTCCCCTCCGGGGCCTTTGATGAGACGCGCAAGGCCCGCAGAAAGGAGCCGTCCACCACCCTCTCCAAGACCTGCGGCCACAGCCTCTAGAGCCGCCTGCCGTCCCACCGTAGCAATGGGCTCCGCTTGTACGCCACTGGCGTACTCAAAGCCCTCATCCATCAAGTAACCGATAGCGCCACCTGCTCCAGCAACCGCCATCGCCGGAAGAATGCCGACACCTGTTGCCGCCAAACTCGCCGCGATACTGCCGGTCAGGGGTCCAGCCGACGCGGAGAAGAACTCCGTGATGTCTTGCTTGGTGAAGGCCTTTTCGTCCTCAATCGCACGAAGACCTGTTCCTTCCAGCCCATACTGGCGCTTCAGGTTTGCCGGTATCGCGTCCAAGTTGAGTGCATAGCCGCCCTGCGGGTCTGCCACATACATGTCCGGAGTGAAGCCCATCTGACCAAGGCGCAGACGGTACTCTTCGTCGTTGTCTGCCTTGGCCAGGTAGTTACGAATCCCGTAGTCCTTCACCCCGCTGCGGTCGATTTCCGCAGGGGCCGCAAAGTTCTTGCGGTAGTAATTCGCAGCAATGCGCTTGGCCTGCTCTGGGTCCGTCACCGATGGCATCGAGAGGACCTGACCATTCGGGAGCGTTACGTCGACCATATCAGCCCCCGTATATCTTGAGGTCTTCTTCCGTCAGAACGATGGCAGGCGAAGCGGCAGGAGCGGCAGGAGCGGCAGGAACGGCAGGAGTTGCCGCGGGTGCTTCAGGACGTTCGATTCGTAGACCCGGTATCCGAGCCGCCAGTGTCGTGAACTCAGACTCGACCTCTTGCCGATTGCGTTGGAGGATGCCCTGAACCTCGCGGATTGCCTCCCGCAGTTCCGCTTCGCTCCTGAATGCACCGGCCGTGAGGCCTGTGATGTTGAGACCAAGGCCGTCCTTGTCGTCCGTAACAACGCCAAGCAGTTCGGCGACGCGACGACGGTCGCCGTCCGAAATCGTACGGCCGCTTTCGCCGAGAAGCATGGGCGCGAGTTGTGCCGCAAGGGTGCGCTGGATGACGTCAAATCGTTGAGCCCCGCTGACCTGCAGGTTTTCCTTGTCGATGCCGATTGCCGATGCAATCGGGTCAGGAATCGCCGACGCCGCACGAGACAAGAAGCGGCTCGCAGATCCTTCAAATCCGGCGATGTCGTCGGTCTCAAGAAGACTTTCCGCCTCTGCGCTCAGGCCAAGCAGGCGGTCACTTTCGTCCATGGCGTTGTTGTACAGCGTGACGATGCGGTCCTGATCCCCAGCGATGATTGGAGTTGCCCCACCAAGAGATCCTTGCAGCGTCGGAATGTACTGAGGAACCTTGCCGAAGAACTTCGTATCAAGGTCCTTGACGCTGTCGCTGTAAAGTGCGGACATCATGTCCACGCCCGGAACCGCAGCTGCCGCCTCTCGCGCCAAAGCTTGCTCACGCTGCAGCGTCAGGCCACCGATGACGGCCTTCGAAATCCGCTCCGCAAGACTGCCTGGCCCTCCAATAGCGCCGCCAAGAGCTGCGCCCATGATGGCCTTGTTGAGCTCATCAACCGTTGCGCCCTCAGGTGCCGGTTCCCCTGCAACGTATTCGTAGGTTTCCTTCAAACCCTCTTCCGTGTTCGGAGCACCAACAGCACTGGTAATCGCGCCTTGCAGATCCTCTGGCGTGGATTCCGGATCTCGCGCCGTGCTGATGACGTTGCCGAACCGCTGCTGCGCCTCCGGATTGTCTCCAATGGCTGCTTGGATCTCTTCAATGCCGCGATTCTGGGCCGTGGGCCGAGGAGCGACAGGCATTTGCGTGATGTCGACGGCACCGACATCAAAGCCCTCTGCGCCCATCAGACCGCCTGTTGTCTCAGGAACGCGCTGCCCACGCGGCATCATCGCCTGCGCGGCGCCCATCGCCATCATCTGCAGCGGGTTAGACATGATGCCAGGAACAAGTCCACCGTCCTGAAACCGCCTCGGCATCGCTGCCTGCATCAACTCAGGGGACGACGCCAGAATACCGCTTGGACCACGGACCTCGGTCCCCTGACGCAGTTTTGCTCCGCGGCGGAACAGGGCTCTGTTGTAGACTTCATCTCTCATCAGCGCGCACCGCTTGGATTGAGAAGACCGCCGAGAATGCCGCCTGCAGAGCCGCCTGGCATCGAACTGAGCGCCTGCGCGGTGCCAAAGATTGACGCAACAGGGTTCGGACGAGGAACGCTTGTTGCAGCAATGGTGGAGGACGTTGACGGAACCCCGCGCAGGATGTCCGACATGTACGAGAACCGCTGGAAGGGCTCGTACGCCTGCTCGATTGCCGCAGCACGCTGCACGTCATATTCCGACTGACGCTGCGCCTGCTCAAGACCGCCGATGTTGAAGAGCGCGTTGACGTCACGCTGCGCTGCCGCCTGCGCCGCCTCGCCCAGTGCGGCTTGCTGCACGCCAAGTTGGCCGATGCCCTGACCGAGTTGGCCAAAGATCTGCGCCGCTGTCTGGCCGCGCTGCATTTGATTCTCGAACGCGCCTTGGGCCTGCTGCTGCGCACCCGTGAACGCTGCCGAACGGAGTTGCGCCCCCGTCTGCGCCATCTGCTGCGCCGCGTTGCGAGCCAGTTCCTGCTCCGCCACAGCCTGCCGCGAACCACCAAAGGCACCAGCCTGAACAGCACTCGCACCAATGCGACCGCGCTCGATGTCCGCTTGACGCTGAATATCTGCTTCGGTCGTCCGGATGACGTCCTCTACGAACGGGTCGTAGTATGCGCGATAGGACCGAGGATCGTAGGCCCCGGTCGTCGCAGCCAGACCCGTGCGGCCTTCGCCAAAGGCACCAAGTCCCCCGCCAAGGCTTTCCTGTGCCGCTTGGAACATCGGCTCATAGAGGCCGATGCCACCTTCCGTCATCATGCGGATGGCCTGCTCCTGCGCAGGCGTGAACGTGATGATGTCGGGCCGCGGAACTCCGCCGACGACTTCCTGAATGGGCTTGCCGAACTGGTCAACCATCGGCTGTCCAGTGCGAGGATCCGTCTTGTAGATCGGGTTTCCCTGCGCATCGAACTGCGGAACGCCCATCAGCGGGCTTACCGCCGCAATTCCGCTAACTCTCCCGGTCGTCGGATCCGTCTGATAGATGTTTGCAAGCAGGTCCTTGAGGAACCGCTCCTGATACTCGGGAAGCAGCGTCTGTTGCTGCTGCAGGATCGTCTGATCGGGTGTGGCCATTACGCCATCCTCTCGTACTGACGCATCAGTTCGTACATCCGAGCCGCACCCTTGTTGCGGTTGCCGCCGCCAGCGCCGCGAACGGCATCCGCCGTCATCACGAACTCACCGTCCGAGAGCCGCGCTTCTTGGACCGGACCACCGTTTTGATAGATCATCGCGGGAATCGAATCGCTGGTTCCGGTCCCCGGTCCTTCGATGAAGCCGCCCTGCGCACGCATCTGGACGTTGGGCATGTAGCGGTAGTCCGGAGCAGCAGTGCCCGCATAGTCCGGAAGCCGCTCACCCGTCTCCATCTGCCGCTGTTGCAGCGGCGTCATCAGACTGCCCTTCGGCTCGAAAGCCTGCAGCAGCATGGCCATGCCAAGCGGGTTGTTCATGCCTGTCGCACTGAGCAGGTTGGCGATGCCCTGCTGCGCACCCGCCATCCCCGGACGAACCTGCTGCGCGCCGCCGCCAGCCGCAGGTGCGTTCGCCCCGCCTGTCATCATCGACAGCAGGTTGCGGCCAGACGCTTGGTTGTCGCCACCACCCATGGCACTGAGTACGTCCATGGCGAACCCGGTCTTCCCCATCGTACCGCCCGTGAACAGCGATCCGATGCCCGTGGACAGGGCGTCCCCGAGGTTCTTGATGTCCCCACTGAGCAGGCCACCGGCGATTGAGCCGAGGGCCGCGCCACCCGCACCGCCCGTCATGAAGCCGATCAGACCGCCGATTGAAGAAGCAAGACTCATGGTGTGTTCACCGTTACTGAACCAACGCCGCCCGTTGCAGCAACCCCTCGGACATGAGGCGTATTAGGCAACGTGATCTTAACAAAACCATCCTGCTGAAACAAGGCTCCCGTCTCAAGGCCCACGTCATCCGTCTGCAGGGCCGTGAGCACGATGAAGGTGTTTCTGCCTTCGCCGGGGTTTTGCTGCTGCGCAAGATATACGGAGAATGCGCGGATGATCTCCGCAAAGTACGCAGGGTTGTACTGCCCGGGAGGGATTGGGAAGTACGGAAGAGGGACGTTTCTACTGCTCATCGACGGCCATCAGGTCTGATGTCATAGCGCGGAGAACCAAGGCGCCAGGTCATCCCGGCCCCGGTCGACTCAACCTTGAGCGTCATCTGCCTGCCACGCAACCTCAAGAAGAACTGCTCGGTAGACGGAGTGAACGTCGATACCGTAGACGCGGTGGTTCCGCCCTGCAGGTAGTTGCGCACCGCTGTCGTAAATGTCGCTGTCGGCGACGCTGACGTCGAATTGAGGAACGACAGGTCCGGAAGCAGGCGGCTGATGAACATGAACTGCTGCCCATCACCGATGTCGATGGGGCTTGAGTCGATGTAGGCCGTGATCGCCGAAGCGGGGTTTGTGCTGCCGTCGTCGAAGCCCAGTTCCTGATAGTAGAGGTAGTGGTCGCTGGATGCCGCAATAGGGTTGTCGAAGATCCCGCGGTCGATCCATGCCGTTCTCGGCATTGTCCCGTAATACCAGACCTTTTCGCCGTAGTTGAACACCACATAGCGGTCGTTGGTCTGGCTGTTCGCCGACGGATAGAACCACCAGATTTCCGTGTTCGCGGAGTTGAGCGCGCCCGCAACCTTCAGCGCCTGATCTTGGTTGAAATCGTCGAAGACGTAATCACGCACCGAACAGGGCAGGTTCTCGACACGGCCGCTGTAGGCGTAGAACTCGTTGTTGCCCATCCAGAAGACGGCGTCATCAACGGCCACCACCGCATTCGGACTCAGGATTGAGATGTTCTCTGAGATAGACCCAACCCCGAAAGTGAACGGAGGTCCGAGGTACTGCATCGAGTAGAGCGTCGTGTCCGTGAACACGAGGATCTGCTGGCGCGTCTCAACGGCCCGCACGATCTCGGACCCAGATCCAAGGCGCAACTCTCCCGCCGTGTTGGTCGCCGTCGCAGCCCAGTCCGTCAGGCTCTCTTGGCTCGAGAACCGAATGGTCAGCGGGTCCTGTGTTCCAGGTGTAGCCTGTGGGTCACAGCCGAATGCGATGACATGGCGGTCCCTGTCAGAAACGAGGACCTGTTTCGCCACTGTCGGCGTCGCATTTGCCCCAGACAATGTACTCAACCCAACTGCGCGCGCACTTAATCCACCTGATGCATCCCAATAGTAGAGCCCCCCATCGCGGACGTTCATCAGAAGATCTTCGCCGAAGTTGTCATGCGACCAGAGCCGCAGCTGGTTGGTCACAAGCGATTGGTTCGATGCAGAGCCCCACGCACCTCGGCTCCATGTGCCAACACCCCAGCCCGCCCCAGATACCGCCGTGTCCAGGCCCACGTTAATCTGGTATGCCCCGATGACCGCTGCCCCACCGTCGCCACTATCCGACGAGTTCGCAACAACCGGCGTCGGGGTGTACTGGCCGTCAATCGTAATATCAGAAAGCGTGGCCACAGCGCGCGCCGTGATCGTGTAGTTGTCGGCATCGACGATGCTATCGATCTCGTACTCTTGGTTCAGGACCGCAGCGGTGATGTTGCCGCCAAGACTGACCGCCCCACTAAACGTCACGAAGTCCCCGGCCACCGCACCGTGGTTTGTGTCCGTCACCGTTAGGGTCGAAGAGCCATCTGTCGCTGCAAAAGTTACGTCGCCAGCCGCTGTGGTTGTACGGATCGGCGTGATGTCGTTATAGCCGCCGCCGCGCTCGATGTAGTACTTGAGGCTCGTTCCAACGCCGATGTACTGGTCGTTCGACAGCGTCACCCAAGGATGCAGCGCACGGCAGACGCCCAGAAACGACTTTGTCGACTTCCGCTGCCAGCCGCCGATCTTCTCCGGGAAGCCAAACCGGAAACGGATCTTGTTACCGTCAAACCACCCGCCCTCGTTTGAGTAGCTGGTGATTTCTCGGTTGATACCGGGCCGGAACTGGAACTTCGCCAAGGGCATTCGATCAGGCTCCAAGCGCCGCGTTGGTCTTCGTCATGTCCGCGCAAGTGTACCGCTGGTAGCCCTTGAGGTCAGGCATCGGTACCTCCACGATCTCGGCGCCCGTTTCTCGGGCCACGGTCCGCGCCACGTCCATGAAGGACGTGGCCGTTCCGGTGCCGAGATTATACACGCCGCTGACGTCCAAGTCAAAGAAGCGTCGATGGACGTCGATCACCTTCTCCACGGGCACAAAATCCCGCTTGATGCCCTCGCTGCCTTCGAAGACTTCGATGTAGCCCAGCGCCGCAGCCTGTCGCCGAAAGCGCGTGTGCGGAGAGGCTTGGACCTTGTGCTCGTTCGGGCCGTAGACGTTGAAGTAACGGAAGAGTTGCACCGGCATCGGCCAATCGCGGTCGAGGACGTAAAGTTCCGTGATCCGCTTCGACATGGCGTAATCGTTTGGCGGGAAGACGGCAACGTCTTCGCGGAACAGGGGTCCGGAACCGTATACCGCCGCCGTTGATGCAATCTGGATCGGAATCTGGCGATCAGCGCAGTCGTGCAGGAGTTCCTTGGTAAAGTTCACGTTCCGCTCGGCCAGAATCTTCCAGTCGGTAAACTGGGTGTCGGTGATCGCGCCGAGATGGATGACGCGCGAGATGCCGGTGAGATCGACCTTTCCGTCGCCCCATTCGTAACCCCGCGCATCTGGGAACGCGCGCATCATGTTGCTGCCAATGAAGCCACGATGCCCGGTGATGAGGATCATAGCGTCGGCACCTCGTGCGACTTCAGGGCATACGTCCCGATCTTCGTGCAGGTGATCGCGGCGCAGCGGTTGGCGAAGTTCATCGACGTCGGCACATTGCACCCGCTCGTCATGGCAAAGGCAAATGCCGCGAGGAACGTGTCGCCCGCGCCGCAGACGTCCACTACATCGACAGGGAAACCCGGTGCTACCGTCGTGCTGTTGTGCCGAGCCCCGTCTGCCCCGAGCGTCACCACGAGGTTTGTGGGCCGTGACAGGAGCGCCGCCTCCTCCGCTGCGTTGATCTTGAACCATGCAGGCCCCAGGCCGCCGAGGTGGCGCTTCTTCGTGTCGATGTAACAGTGCTTGAAGCGCGACAGTTGGGCGATGTCGTTGTCGGTCAGGAAACCCTTGTTGTAGTCCGAGACGATTACCGCGTCGAAGTCTTCGGGATTGTAGGTCCTGACATCCTTCCACACCTTGTCTGGCACGTTGTCGTCGTCCACGCGCAGCAGTTGCTGCCCGCTCTTCTCGTCGATGTAGCGCGTCTTGAACGACACGCCGTTCTTCGGCACCTCGGTTCGTACTTTTACACCGAAAGCTCGGAGGTTGGCGGCGACGTTCAGAGCCATGCCCACGCGGATCTCGGTGCCGTGCATCGACAGCAGAGGGGCCGACGCCTCGGGGTTCAGCCGCTTGATGGTGCCGTACTTGTAGACGTCGTGGCACGCATCTCCGATAACCAGAAACCTCATTGCCCGTCACCCGGCAACACGCGGTAGTTGTCGTTCGGGTCGTCGTGGGTCGAGACCTCGGACACCGTGCCCTCCTCCAGACAGATCAACTGGTGCGGCGAGAAGCGCGGGTTGTGCCATATGGCACCCGGCATCAGGCTCATCGTCTGGAGTTTCGCCGTCTTGGTCTCGATCCAGCGCACCTCGAAGGCGCCCGATCTCACCATCCATGTCTCGGTCTTCTTGGCGTGAAAGTGCATCGAGCACCGGCCGCCCTTCTTAAAGACCAAGTCCTTCCCACAGTACTCGTCCTCGTCCGACCAGATGAGCTCGTGCCCCCAGCCCTTCTCCACCACACGCATTGACTACTCCCGTTGTTGATTTGCCGTCGACATAGGGGAGGATGACGACCCGCGCGAGGTCGTGACCCACGACCTCCTGCTCCCTGTAGTCTCCCCCCTTCGTGATGATATCAGGCTTCACGCGCTTGATAAGGGCGTGCGGCGTGTCTTCGTCGAAAATGTAGACCGCGTCCACGCAGCGCAGGGCGAGCAGCACGCGCTTGCGGTCTTCCTGACAGTTGATCGGGCGGCGGTCGCCCTTCAACCGGCGCACCGACTCGTCGCTATTCAAGCCAACGACCAGATACTTTCCCAGCGCGCGGGACTGTTCAAGGTACTGGATGTGGCCGACGTGAAGGATGTCGAAGCAGCCGTTGGTGAAGACTAGCATGTGCGCTGTATCGCGACCTGATACCCGGTCGGCGTCTCCAGAACTTTCAGGCGATTCCAGTTGCAGGCGATGAAGGCGTCCACCGCCTGCTTCGGGCTGTCGTGGATGCTGTCGCCGTAGCGCCAACTGACCGCGTCGTCGAAGAGCATGACACCGTCCTTGTTCAGCAGTTCAAAACCAAGCGCCGCGTCGAGCAGCACGTCCTTCGCGAAGTGCGACCCGTCGACGTAGATCAGATCCGCCTTGACTCCTCGCAGGCGCAGGTCGATCAACCCGTCGAGCGACGTCTTCTCGATCAGCTCCACCTCGGGGAATGCAGCCGCATTGTCGAGGAACTGCCGCTTGGCCTCGTCCAGCACCGGCTGCCGGAGGTTCTCGGATGCCGTGAACGGGTCGATGACGTAGTAGGAGAACGGCCCGTTCTGACGCAGGAAGCTGGCGAAGTTGAAGGTCGTCTCGCCCTCGAACGCGCCGATCTCGACCACCGTCGCCGGGATGCCGATCTCGTTGAGGATGCGGAGGATCGACTGCTTCGTGTGGTCGTGGAAGACGACGCTGAACCTCATCTGGCGAGATCGTCGTTGCGCTGCGTCGTGCGGCCCTCAAGCGGTCTGCCGAGGATCGTCGTGTCCTTCATGTCTCCCTCCCACCCGTTGTAGGCGTAGATGCCCATCTGGTGGATCGGGAATACGTCAGCCCGCAGCATGATGTCCAGCGGCGCGCTGATGCCGTACTTGAGCACATGGGCCAGCATGTTCTTCGCGACAGCAGGGTCGATGGCGTAGCTGTGAGCGCGGCAGATGAAGTGGTAGTTCGGGCCTTCAGAGGCATGAGGCGGCGTCGGCATGACAGCCCAGCCTTGGTTCACCTGCTCGTTGCTGCCGAGATAGCAGATCGAGTTGAAGACCGCGTGGTGCTGATATGGTTGAACCATGATCGCGTCATGCTCCAAGACGACCAGCGGCTGATCGTCGAGCACGCACTTCTGCCACAGGCTGATGTGGCTCAGAGCGCAGGCGACCTCCCCCCGCGTCAGGTAGTGATCCGTCACTTTCACCATCGCAGGCACACCGCCGTGATGCAGCGGAGGCTTGATCGGGTTCTGGATGCCGTCGTAGGCGTCCCAGTATGACCACTCCATGCCCGCCAGATCGCAGCTATCGGCACACCGCTGCGCCTTTTCTTCTGACTTGGCGTGGCCCGCTATGCGGATGATGTAGGCTCGGGAGACGGTCTGGTCGTAGCCGTAGTTGAGGGACTGCAAAGGTTATCCTTTGGTGATGGCGAGTGCCGCGTCATTGCCTGCGGAAACTTTGTTCCAGTTGGTGAGAGCGCCAACTTGAACAGGGCTTGACTTGCTGTCGACGGTGCTGTCACCAAGTTGTCCAGATGAGTTGATGCCCCAAACATAAAGCTTTCCATCATCTGTGATCGCGGAACCCCAAAAACCGTTTTTGCCCGCCGACACCAGAGACCAGTTTGTAAGAGCACCAATTTGAACAGGGCTGGAGCGGTAAGTGAGGTTGTTCTGGCCGAGTTGGCCGAACCCATTTCCTCCCCACGACCAAAGGGTACCGTCTGTCTTTTCTGCAAGGCTGAAGTTACTTCCGAGTGAAACCTGCGCCCAGTCTGTAAGAGCGCCTACTTGAACCGGGCTGGAGCGGGAGATGACGGAGTTTTGACCAAGTCGGCCAAAAGTCCCAAGGCCCCACGACCAAATAGTTCCGTCTGTTTTTACAGCAGAGGTATGTGCGTTACCAGTTGCCACCTGTGCCCAGTTTGTAAGAGCGCCGATTTGAATGGGGCTGTTTTTAGCAACTGTTGTGTTGTCCCCAAGCCGCCCGTTTGATCCGCTACCCCAAGCCCAGAGGGTACCATCGGTCTTAACAGCTGCTGAAAAAACGTTGCCCGCTGAAGTCTGAGCCCAGTTGGTAAGGGCACCAACCTGCACGGGGCTAGACCTATAGACATTGGCACTGTCACCAAGCTCGCCGTTTGATCCGGTACCCCAAGCCCAGAGGGTGCCGTCACTCTTAATGGAGGTGGTATGATTACTGCCAGCTGCCACCTGATACCAGTTCGTAAGCGCGCCGACTTGGACAGGGCTGGAGCGGTTGATGACACTGTTCTGGCCGAGTTGGCCTTTGGAGTTGGCTCCCCACGTCCAAAGAGTGCCGTCAGTTTTTATAGAAGTGGAGAAGTTAGAGCCGCCAGAAACCTGCGCCCAGTTAGTCAACGTACCAACTTGGATAGGGCTGGAGCGGTAGATGACGGTGCCGTCGCCGAGCTGGCCAAAGTTGTTCGCTCCCCAAACATAAAGCGGCCTAGGCAAAAACGGCTGTGGCCAAATCCCAGCTTTCTCCCCAGCCAGAACATCCGCCAGCGTCCAGACCCCTGACGCGCTGCCGCCCTCGCCAACAAAATCACCACTGGTCGCAGGGCCAGTGATCGTCGGCGGTGTCTTGCTGATTACGCCACCGGGGAAGCGGTCGCCCATCGGAAATACTCCTTACAGAGCGTCAACAGCCTCGTGGGTAGTCGCCGCGGCGATCTCGTCCATGCGGGCCTCAAAGACAACGCGAGCCGCATCCACGACAGCAGCGTCATACTGCGTCTCGGGATACTGGTCGGTTTCCTTGGCAACCTCTGCATCAACCACGACCTTAAACTCGGCCTTGGCCTGAGCACGAAGCCCATCCTTGCGCTCGTCAACCTCGATGTCGCGCTTGCCCCAAACGATCTGCGCAGGTTCTACGTCGATGTTGAAGTGGTGCGTGGTGTAAATCTCGCGGTTCGGGACGATGTCGGGGTGAACCTCGACAGCCTCACGCCAGCCGGGCTCAGACGCCAGCTTGTCAGCCGACGGCTTGTAGTCCCAAACGTCTTTGACTTGGCCGTTTTTGACGCGAATCCAGTAGCCCGTTTTCGTAGGCATGGAGCAACTCCTTTTTCAATTCTCCAAAGACCGTCACCCAGTCCCCGTGTCCAGTTTGACGGAACAGCCGCACGCTGTCGTACCACTCCGTCGTGTTCCCCGGCTTTGCCCAAAGATAATACGGAAGCACGGGCGTGACAATCCATGTCGGTATACCCATTGCCGCCGACATGTGGGAAACTGATGTGCAAGACGATACCACAAGATCGCACGAAGCGATAGCCTGCCGGGTGTCTTCCCAGTGCGCCAAAGGCAGCTCCCTGACCCACGCGGGCCTGTGCTCCGCGCCCTCGTCGCGCTGCAGGCTGACATATTCAACATCCAGCCCCTTGACCGCGTTGAACAGATACTGCGCCGGGAACAGCCGATGCTGCTGATGCTCAAACTCGGGGTTGCCCTGCCACCGCAGGCCGATCCGAAACTTGTCGCCCTTAGCTACATCGGGCTTCGGGATGTAGGCCGACCCGTCAATGTGCTTGTACTGCCAGCCCAGCGGAATGCTGGCCGTCATGCTCGGCACCCAGAAGTCATGCACCACGCCGAAGGCAGCCTCGTGCTGGATGACCATGTCCACGCCATCAACCTTGCGCATGGTCATCGCCAGCGCGCCGGAGCAGGCCACGATGACCTGATTGCCGCGCGCCTTCAGCTCGCGGGCATAGCGGACGCCATGTATTTGATCGCCGAGGCCAGCCTCCAAGTTCAACAGGATCGTGCCCGTCGATACCCCATCCCAAAGCGGCGTCGGCACTTTGGGTGCCTCGTTGCCGAAAACCTTCTCAATCCGGCCCCTGTCCAGCAGCTTCATGCCGTCCAGCAGGTGGCCCTTGCGCATCTCGTACCAGCCGCGATTGAAGGCTGCGCGATGGTTCTTCGGCTCCTTGATCGCCAGTTCCTGAGCGATCTCCTCGCCGCGCTTGAAGTCGCCGATGATCCCGGCGGCCAACTGCATATCAAGCGGGTGGATCATCTCGGTCGTCAGCGGCTTCTCGCGCCAGAAGCAGGGCTGCACGAAGTTCTGGCGCATGTGCTGCAGCACGTCGGCGGAGTCATCATTGTGACGCTTGGCCAGCTTCGGTGCCACCGTGTGCAGCCCCGGCACCTGCCAGATTTCCTCGTCGCGCTCCTTGGGGGCGTGCTCGTCAAGGTGGTTGAAGTCGTAGTCGAAGTCGCTGATCTCAAGAAACTCGTGGATGCGGGCCAGCTGCCTCTTGGGGTCGGCGATCAGGTCTTCGTACTCGACAAAGAGGAAGCAGGACTGGTCGTACTGAAAGCCCGTGAGAAGCACCTGATAAGACTTCTTGAGGTGGTCGATCAGGTCACTGTTGCGAAGAAAATCCTCAACGTCATTGGGCTTCGCCACGCGCACGAAGGATGCCGCGCAGTCGTCGATGTTGCGAACGGTGGCGATGATCTTCGGCTTTCGGCCAAGAAGTTCGTGCAGCACGCGCAGGCTTGAGACTTCGGCCCAGTTCCGCGCCTTGTCGATCACGACAGGCTTTTCCACCTTGGCGTACTTGGCATCCATGATGCCGCGCAAGACGGCCTTGATCTGGTCTTCGTCCGGTGCCGCCTGCTCCGCTGAGCTTCCCTGCCACGCCTTGAAGGTGTTGAACATCACCTCGCCCATGCCGCTGGTGGGGCTGGCGTGAAGGTCGGGATGCTGGTTCAAGAGCGCGGCAAGGACGGTGCTGCCCGAGCGGGGAAGGCCTGCGAGGAAGTGGAAGGTTTTCTGGAGCATTAGTTGGATGAACCTTGGAAGATGGCAGTTGTAAACCCATTACCGCCAGAAACCTGAGACCAAGCAGTAAGAGCGCCGATCTGAACGGGGCTGGAGCGAAAAACAACGTTGTTGTCGCCAAGTCCGCCCGCAAAGTTGTTGCCCCACGCCCACAAAGTCCCGTCTGCCTTAATAGCAGAACTTAGGTTATCTCCTGTGCCCAGCTTTATCGACCAGTTTGTAAGAGCGCCAACCTGAACGGGGCTGGAACGGTCAATAGTATTGCCCTGACCAAGCTGGCCGTTGAAGTTACGACCCCAAGACCACAAGGTGCCATCCGTCTTTAAGGCGATAACATGACTGGCTCCTGTTGATGGCTTTAGCCAGTTTGTAAGAGCGCCAACCTGAGCAGGGCTGGAGAGCTCAATGATATTGCCACGACCAAGTTGACCGTTGGAGTTACGACCCCAAGACCACAAGGTGCCATCTGTTTTGACCGCTATGCAGAACGTATCTGAGGCTGTTGGATGTAAAGATACTTGCGCCCAGTCTGTTAATGCTCCTACTTGAATCGGACTTGATCTGCTTGCGGTGGTACCGTCACCCAAACCTCCATTGGAGTTTGAGCCCCAAGTCCAAAGAGTGCCATCGGTTTTGATGGAAGCGGAAGAGTATACACTCGCCGAAATCTGTGCCCAGTTGGTAAGAGCGCCGACTTGCACTGGGCTGGATTTGTAAATGGTCGTATTGTCGCCTATAGAGCCCCGAGAATTATTCCCCCATGACCAAAGCGTTCCATCAGTTTTAATAGCCAGGCCATGAACACCACCAGCTTGGATGTCTCCCCAAGTGTTCAATGATCCTATTTGTACTGGGCTAGAGCTGTTTACAGTGGTGCTGTTGCCAAGTTGACCGCTAGAGTTTAGCCCCCAACCGTAAGCATACCCGTCGTTAGACAAGGCAAGACTAAAATTGCGACCTGCAGAGACCTTAGACCATGTCGTTAAACTTCCGACTTGAACTGGGCTGGAACGCCGCTCTACGTCTCCAAAGCCAAGTTGCCCGTTAACATTATACCCCCACGCATACAGCTCGCCCGTCGGCAACCCCGTCCACGTCCCTGCGGCCACGGCCTGCAGTTGCTCCATCAAGCCCCATTTTGCGGAGAAATTCGGCATTTAGGTTACTCCGTAGAGGGCGAGGGTGTTGCCATTGCCAGCCGCCAGCTGCGCCCAGTTTGTCAGCGCACCAATCTGGACAGGGCTGGAACGGTAGATGATGTTGTTTTGGCCGAGTCCGCCGAATTCGTTGTTTCCCCACGCCCACATAGTTCCGTCTGTTTTAATAGAGGCGGTGTGGGTACGGCCTACCGCAACTTTCGCCCAGTTTGTCAGCGCACCGATTTGAACAGGGCTGGAACGATTAATGACCGTGCCGTCACCGAGTTGGCCTTCAACGTTACGACCCCAAGTCCATAACGTGCCGTCTGTTTTGATAGAGGCGATGTGGGCAAGTGCGACACCAGCCGACACCTGATACCACGTTGTCAAAGCGCCAACTTGGACAGGGCTGGAACGATTAATGACCGTGCCGTCACCGAGTTGGCCAGAGTTGTTATAACCCCAAGCCCAAAGAGTTCCGTCTGTTTTGATGGCGGCAGTGAACCTAACTGCGGCTGAAACCTTCAGCCAATTAGTTAGAGAGCCAACTTGAACGGGACTAGAACGGCTAACCGTTACTGCAATGTTTTGGCCAAGTTGGCCACGATCGTTGTTTCCCCACGTCCACATAGTGCCGTCTGTTTTAATAGAGGCGGTATGCCCATTGCCCGCAGAAACCTGATACCACGTTGTCAAAGCGCCAATTTGGACAGGGCTGGAACGATTAATGACCGTGCCGTCTCCTAAACCACCACCACTACCGGAACCCCAACTCCATAACGTGCCGTCTGCCTTGACAGAGACGGTGTGCGAGTAACCAGCCGACACCTGATACCACGTTGTCAAAGCGCCAATTTGGACAGGGCTGGAACGATTGATACGGTCGTTTTGACCAAGTTGACCATCGCTGTTGTACCCCCACGCCCACATAGTGCCGTCTGTTTTAATAGAGGCAGTCTGTCCGTTGCCCGCAGAAACCTGAGACCACGTCGTCAGCGCCCCGATCTGAACAGGGCTGGAGCGGTAAACAACAGTACCGTCGCCAATCTTGCCAAAGTTATTACGCCCCCACCCCCACAAGCTCGCCCCAGAGAACACCACATTCCCCGTATCAAATTCCGACACGCGACCCGGCCCATAAATGTTGGCCGCCGCAGTGCGAACTTTGAATGTGCCGCCAACCGTAATCGGAACGCTAATCGGTGAGCCCGACCCAGTCGCGCCGACAGAGGCCCCGGTGCTTTCGTTGATCGCCGTGACCGTAAAGCCCGTGACCGCGCTTCCGCCGGGGTTGGCGGGCGCAGTGAATGCCACGGAGACGCTGCCGATGCTGGTCTCGACAGACGTGATGGTCGGGGCGTTGGGGGCCTTCAGAAGGTCAAAGCCGCCGTTGACGTAGCCGCCTTGGGACGTAGCCATACTAGCCTCCTAACGTCACGAAATTTCCTCATAACTAATTACGACCTTTAAGTCGCTTGCGGAACCCGCCGTCGCGCCAATCGACTTGTCTTCCTCAAGGTAGATCGAGGTGTTCTTGTCGATGACCACGAGCGACGCATCCGCAGGCACGCTCACCGTGCTCACGATCTGGGTCGCCGTGCCGCCGATGTTGTCCTCGCTGTAGAGCGAGATCGTGATGTCGGCGGCGTTCGTGCCGTCCACGTTCGACACGACCAGCGAGTTGATCTTCAGCACCTTGTTACTCGCCGCCGCGTTCTCGAGAACCAGCGTTGCGTTGGTGGTGGTCAGATCAACAACCGCCGACTTGCCGAGGATCGAAGTGGCATTGATGATGTTCGGGTTTGCCACGGTATTTTCTCCTTATCCGAAGATCAAAGCCGCAGCGATGGCTTTGCCGAAGCCGATTCCCGCGCTGCCAAAACTAAGGTTTCCTGCGCCGTCCGTCACGATTGCCTGCCCACTCGTCCCATCCGCCGCAGGCAGCGTCAGCGTGAAACTGGCAGAGACAGTACCCGGAGCCTGAAGCGCGACGTACTGACCGCCCGTCGTATCCTGAAGGCGGAGGTCGCCGGTTGCCGTGATGTCGACCTGACCCGCCGTCACAGCCGTGAAGGTCGGGCTGTCACCAGTGCCGAGCCCCAGAGAAGTCCGAGCCGTCGCACCGCTCTCCGCAACCCACGTCGACCCGTCGCCGACGATGATGTTGCCGTCCGTCACGGCCAGCGCGCCAATCGCAGTCAGCGTCGCCGTCAGTGGCTGGAAGTTGAAGGTGTTTGTCACGTCAACAACGGCAGCGCCAGCACCCGCGCCGTCGGCGTAGACAATCGCGCTCTTGCCGTTCGTAACCGTGACGTTGCCGCCAGATCCCTGCGTCAGAACCACACTCTGACCGGAGTTGTTCTTGACGATGTAGACGTGGTCCGCATCGTTCGGTGAGATCGTCACCGTGTTCGTGCCGCTCGGGCTTCCACCAAACACGAGCACCGCATACTGGCCATCGGACAGAGCGCCGTCCGTCGTCGTCAGCGTATGCGTCGTACCGGACAGAGTGATCGCGCCGACGCCATTCGTAAGGCGGTCGATGATCTCCAAGTTCGTGTTGGTCGTGGTTCCCCACGTTCCGGACTGCTCGCCGGTCCCAATCAGTTCTATGCCGGTCTGGGTATATGTACTGGCCATGCCCGTTCCTTACGCCGCGATTTCCGTCCAGATTGTACCAGATGCCGGGGTGATTGTAGAGTAGCTTGTTCCGGGTGCCGGGGCGATGGGAGTATAACTCGTTCCGGGCGCTGGAACAATCCTCCCCCACACCAGAACCTGCCCAACTTGGCCCGTGGCACTGACGCCGGTGACGTTGACCTTGGCCCCCGCCGCAGCCGTTGCCGTACCCACCGCACCTGTCGCCGCCACCCCTGTGACATTGACGCGCGTAACCGTGCGCGCTGTCGCAGTGCCGACCTCGCCCGTGCCTTCGACGCCGGTCAGGGTGACGCTGGCTTTGCCCGTGATCGAGACGTCGCCAACCTCTCCAAGAGCCTCGACCCCTGTGACGTTGACCGCGACGCCGCTGCCCTCGTTGACCGTGACGGTGCCAACCGCCCCTGTTGCCGCCACCCCTGTGACGTTGACCGTGACGTCTTCGACGACAAAGACAGTGCCAACCTCTCCAGTCCCCTCAACGCCCGTGACGTTGACCGAGACCCCCGTGCCCTCGTTGACAGTGACAGTGCCAACCTCACCCGTGGCGAAGCCGACCGCAACACTGCCCTCGCCCCACGCTAGTTCACCGAACCCCGCGCGGCCCCAGCCGGTAAAGGGGACGGTGATGTCTGTCATGGCTTAGGCAATCCGAACGATGGCCGTCGAAGCTGCCGCCGCAGGGAACACGATCTCAAAGTCCCCGGCCGTCGAGGTCTTGGCCCCGCCGAAGTCCAGCACGACCACCGACGGGTTGGTGTAGGTGTGCGTGGGTGTGCTGTTGTAGATCAGCGCACCATAGGCCGTGATCGTCGCCGACGTGAACGTCAGATCGGCGAAGTCCGTGAACGCCGTCGTGCCGCTCGTCGTAGGATCAACGCGAGTCAGTGTTCCACCACCAGCCGAATACGAACCAGAGGCGCTGACCTCGTTGGTCGCCGTGTAGGCCGTGGTCGCAGCCGTGAACGACGCGCTGTTGTCGTACAGCGCGAGTTTGAAGGTGTCTCCGCCGGTAAGGCGGAAGTCGTGCACCGCCTCAAGCAGTTGCTGCTTGAACGACGTACACATGAAGTTGCCGGTGAACGCCACGTCAGAGCCTCCTTACCAGATCAGCAAGCCCCGGATGGCCCGCGTCATTCAGCGCATTATACACAGTAGTCCGGTCACTGTGAACCGCCTGCTTCAGATACTGCAAAACCACCTGCTCCACACGGCCCTTGAAGGCGTGCGCCTGCTCGCGGATAGGCTCAGGAGCGGTGTCCGCAACAGACACGATCTTGTCCGCGCACTTTGCCGCCAACTCCTCGGGCGTGAACCCGCGGTTCGAGGTCGTGTTGACCGTCACGAGTTGCGCATAGCGCGGCAACTCCATCGATGCCCCAAGCATTACTGTTTCGCCCTTACAACCTTGCCAACTCTGTACTCGTCCGTCGTTTCCTTGGCCTCGCCGAGCATCTTGATACCGACCAGAGACTCTTGGAACCGTTGGTTGTACAGGGCCATGACGTCCTGCTCGCCCTTCATGAAGATGTAAGCCTCGACCAGCGCCCCGTAGAGCATGGTCAGTTCGGCATTCTCGCTCAACCAGGTCGTTCCGCTTTCAGGTCCTGCCGTCAGGCTGGCGGGACGATACAGGTAATGCAACTCCATTACATAGTTCGTCGCTGGTGTCGGCGACAAAATGAAGTTGTCCACATCAAACTGGGCGTAGTACCGCGGCACACCCGTCGTCGTCGCATCGGGAGTGTACGTCTGCAGGAACGAGACATCCTTGAAGTCGATGAATGTCTTCGAACCAGAGACCTCGTAACTCAGCGAGAACGGAGCCAAGAAGTCGTTCGGGCAGGCCAGGTACTTGTTCGATGCGGTAGCATTCGCCGTGACGTTCTTGCGGAACAGGTCAAGCTGCACGCTCTTCAGTATCCGCTCTTCCGCGATGCGGATGAACAACGGAAGGTTGTTCACGAACGTCGTTTCCGTGTTCTGCGTGTAGTCCTGGATGGCTTGCTTCAGCTGCGCGTAGGTAAAGCTCATGTCGTCCTCACCGTAACAAAGCCAACCTGTCCCTGTGCCACCATCCGATTGGGCGGGTTTACGCCGTTGTCAGGCGGGCCACCAACCGGGTTCCAACTCCATTGGACGTTGCGCTGCTCCACAAGATCCTGCTCAGGTCTCGGGTTCTGCAGGGCCTGTGGGTCAGGACCCACTTTCGGAGGAAAGAGTTGCGGATGCTTGGGGTCGAACTCGTCAGGCCCAACCAGCGCCCCAGTCCACTCGCGCTTCATCTCGCGCAAGCGATATCGGAACCCGGACCTGTCCGATACACCCCACGCCCACTTGCCGCTCGCAAACGCCATCAGATGTACCTGCTGTCCGGTTGCAAGAACAAGGACACCCGATCTCGGTCCTCGTCCGCCGCACGCATGAACTCTTCCTCATAGACCGCTTTCAGAATCTGCATGCGGTCAGGCGCCCGCTTCATCGCGATGTAGTAGGCTAGGCCAGCGACCATGCACGGGTAGAAGCGGAACGGCATATCGGTCGTATTGACCATCGTGTCCGCGTCCTGCAACCGACGCACATAGTAGTAGACCAGTTGATCCGTCGAGTTCTGCGGCGTTTGCCACAGCGTGATGACCGGCTGGATCTGCCTGTTGAAGTAGAACTGGCTCGGCATGCCCTGATCCGTCTTGTTCGGGAAGTCTAAATACTCCCCGCGACTGATCCGATCCATCTGGTAATCCGTACCATCCCTACGCAGGACCATCTCGAGGATGTCCACGACATCCGCCGCCAGCGTGTAGGTCGAAACGCCTTGCGTCACCGTCTGAGATGCCTGCGTCACCGTCCACAGGTTCAGGCCGCGATTGGCCCAGTCCGCGAACATCAGGTTCAGAGACCGTCTTGCCGTGCGCGCGTCGTAGCCGGTACGGACCTCTAGCCCGCACCGCTCATACGCCTCCTCGATGATCTCACCGACATCAAGGTTGAAGTCTCTACTGCCTGACGTTGTCATGTCAGCCCCTTATCGGACAGGACGCGGACGCTTGGGGTCAACCATGGGCGTCGGACGCGCCACAGGCTTCACAGGCGCCACAGGCATCGGTCGTCTGGGGTCTACAATCGGCTTCGGACGACCCATCCCAGACTTGCTGCCATCTCCCATTTTCTTCATTTCGAGGATCCTCTCTTTGCCACCGATACCCTGCGTGGCGCCCCCGCAGGTTGACCCAGCGCCGCCTTCTCTCGGATCTTGCTGCGCTTTTCCGAAGACGACATCTCACCAGACGTCTTCGGAGTCTTCTCGCTGACCCGCTTGCTCGGCCTGCAGTAAGGCACGCCGCGCTTCTCGCCTTCCTGACGCCCGCAAGGTTTGCCCGTGCGGACATCCTTCCAGTCCTCCTGAAACCATCGCTTCAGCGCAGCGCCCTTTTCGGTCTTCCGCACCATCACTTTGAACCTTTCTTCTTCGCAGAAGACTTGGTCCCCCAGTTCTTGGCACCAACCTTGCGGCACTTGGCAATCGCTCCGCTTGCGTAAGCGGAGGGGAAGACCTTGTACCGGGCCTTCACCTTTTGGTAGCAGGCGTCCTTCGGCATCAGGCCTTCTTACCCATCGCCATCTGCTTGCGCGGGCTGCACATGGACTGATCGACCTTACCGCCCTTGGCGTAGCCCTTGACCATCCCGCCGCCCATCATTTTCTTCTTGACCATGCCGCCTTTGCGCATGCCCTTCGATCCACAGCCAGCCATAGGAGCCTCCATTACTTGCTTGGCCATACTACCACGGTTCATCACTTCCGCACCACCGTTTCCGAAAAGATCGTGTCCAGCTTCGCCGTCCGTCGGATGTAATCCTCCCAGAGCGGCTTGATCATATCTCGGCTCTCGGTCACATGTACCGACATCACCTGAACCTGCGCGTTGAGGTTGTAGAGCGTCAGCGCCGTCCACGCCAACAGACTCACAGATCCTGCGGCCATCAGACCGATGACCGTCTCCAACATGCCGATGGTGATCTTGCGGCGGTCCATGTCAGCACTTCCACTTCCGCAGTGACTTGTTGATCCGGCTGTCCGGATCGTTCCTAGTCTTCTCGCTCGTCAGCTTCTTCTTCATCCCCTCCATCCGGGCGCAAAAGCTGCGTTTCCTCGGGCCGCCCTCGGGCTGCGGGCGCTTGAGGTTCATACCTTGGGCCTTGGCCGAGCGGCGACCCTTTTCGTTCAGGCCGCCCTCAGGATCCTTGCCCTCCTTGCGTTGCCAAGCCGGTGTCTTTGACATCAGAGGGGCCCCCCATTCTTAACCAAGACAAGCACAAAGAAGCTGGAAGCTTCGTTGTTGTTTGAGCTGCCCTGCGCAGTGGCCTCAATCGTTGTCTTCTCAGGAATGGCGACAGGATACTCGAACACATAGTCCGCCACGCCGTTGTTCACGGTAGTGATAGCCGCAGCACGCCGGATGTTGTCGGTTCCGATGGTCAGTAGGCGGCCAACAACCTGCGCGCTACCCCCGGGTTGTCCCGCAGAAAACAATCCCTGCGACAAATAACCAGTAAACCCGGCAGGGATAGTGTAGCTACCGGTGATACGACGGTTGTAGTCAAACTTGATCAGGTCATAGACAGTCTCAGGAACGCCCGCAGTAACCAGACCAGCACCGAAGTAAATGTCCCCAGCCGCCGACAAAGTGGAGCCAGCAGTCGCCACATACGCCTCGTTTATGTGCAAATAGGACTTCGCCGTAAGAACTTCCGTCTGCCCGTTTAGGGTAACGATCTCGGATATCTCACGGTAGTTCGCGTCCAAACCAGCAACAAAGACCGTTCTTGCGCCAGTCCCTGCCGCAGTGTCGTTCGCGTTAGACGAACTGACCTTTAGTTGCGCAGCGACAGGTATAAGCGGAAGAATGCCCGTGTATGGCCACACTGTTACCCTAGTCGTGTCAACGTCAGGGTTGTAGCCAAATACAGAAACAGAACGGTGTCCCGGGATCTGGCCCCGGGACACCTGCAGTTCAAACGGTTCTACCGTGCCGACCTGCGAAATCGATCTGATATCGTAGACCGACATGGCTCACCCTAGTTGTACAGCGCGGTGAAGCTCGAAAACACCGTCGTGCCCGCCGTGTAGGTGATGTAGGCACCATTCTCGAACATGATCCCCTCGTCAGGGATCACCACATCGCGCGTGCTGTTCGCCGAAGCAGGAGTCGGGACAGTCAACATTGCCGTCCCAGTCGCCCCGCCATTGCGGAACGGAAGTGTACCTGCGGTCGACGTGTGGATCAGGTACACCCCACGGACCCGTGCCCGCCCAGCGTAGACCACGTCCAGCGAGTTGTTCGCCATGCCAACCGTGATCGCGCCCGCCGTGTTGGCGTCCACACTGACCTGCGTCACCGTGCGGAAGTACTTCGTGCCTGTGACCGTGGTCGTCGCAGGACCCGTGATCGACTCGGTCTGCACGTTCCCGTTGACGTCAGTTCCCGTCACCGTGAACGTCCGACCACTGTCCGCACCAGCAGACGTGATCGTGATAAGCCGCGCCGCAACAAACGTCGCAACGCCGCCAGAAGCCAGCGCACCGTTGATGGTCAGGTTCTGCACGCCACCTGCAGCCGGGGTCTGCGACTGGCAGACCCCGTCAGCGTCAGCAGCAGTCGTATCCGCCACGATGTACTTCGCCTTTACGTCAGATCCGGCCATTTGGCCCTCCTATCAGGCGTAGCCGTAGATCTCGATCAGAAGACGACCCGCAGTGTAGGCAGCGTTCGACGTGCCTTGGCCAACCAGATAGAGGTACTGGTCCGCCGCGATGTCCGTGCCGAACGCCGTGGTGCCGAGTGACAGCGTTCCCGAGTTGATGATCTGCGTCTCGGTCAGGGTCGAGATCGCCACGTCCTCAACGCCCGTACCCTCGGTAGCCGAGTAGAGGTCGATGTCCGTGTCGCCGCCCGCAGGGGCCTCGAAGCAGGTCATCTTAACACCGAACACCGTGCCGTTGTCGGCCGTGGTGATGCGCGCGATGTACGCCACACCCGAGCCGTTCTTGCCGATGATGTCGCCCGCCGTGCCGCCAGACTGGAGGCCGGTCAGATCGATCATGATCGAGGTGGTGACGATGCCGTTCTCGGTCTTCACCGAGGTCTCGTACACCGCAGCACTGCCCTCGATCCCCGCGCCGGTAGCGGCGGGATTGGCGATGGCCGCGGCGCTCTTGCTGAGAACGGTGACAGTGCCCGTGGTAGCATTCGTGCTAATGGTCTGAAAGCCGTTCTGAGAACGGACGGGACCCGAGAAGGTCGTATTCGCCATGGATATCTCCTGTCGTGGCGAGTGTCAGCGGCACCATGCCGCTGTCAGGGATGCCAAATCATACAACGCCGCATTGGAAAAAGAAAGGCCCCCGCTACGCAGGGGCCTAGTTTACCAGACAGGGAGGTAGTGAGGGAAGAGTAGCCTAGACGTACTCAAAACGCCACCCCTTATATGGCCCCTTTGTCAGTGGTTTCCCGCTTCTAACTGACCGCAGTATCGTCGGCAAAAAGATCCCCAACTGTTCCTTGATCGCCGTCGTCCTCGGGTACACTGTGACCTCACCTTCCGGTGAAATCATCCTGACCGCCTGCCCCATCTTCGACTTCGACTCCTCGCTGTGGCTCCTGCCCGCCCAGTGCTGATTGCCCATCTGAGCCTCAGACAGCTTTCTCCGGTGCTCCTCAGAACGAACATGGCCCTTCGCGTTCTGGTTCCCCTTCAAGGAGGCAGACATTTTGGCTCTCGTTTCCTCGGATGGGATGAACTTACCCCCACGGCCCTCGGATAGCGCAGCGTGGACCTTGGCCTTGATCTTCTCTATCGTCTCGGGGCTGTGTTTACGGCCCGTGCGCGGGTCGGAGGTTTTCCACTGCTCAAGGGTAGCTTCGCGAAGCATTTGCTTTTGATCGTCAGTCAAACGCTTGCCAAAGCTTGGATGTTTTTCTGAAGGAACTCCGCGCCACGGCGCGCCAGATCTGTACCCGTGATTGTAGCAGTGCTCTTTTCCAACATGCTGCGACAGCCACCGGTCCTCCGCAGCCTGAAGTTCCGTCACGTCCACGACGTGCTCAATCACTTTAAACTCAAACGACGCTTCTCCATACTTGTTCCACGCCGCTTGAAGATGAGCGCAATGATGAGTGCCTGCTCGCAGTTTAGTGCGATGTGTTTTCCAGCGAACATACCGCTGAACAGTACTACCAACGTAGAATTTTCCGTTCAGCGTGTTTTTGATCCAGTAGATAACAGGTTCTTTCATCGATACACCTCCAGCTTTCGATACAAGTATAGTTCTAAAAAACTAGACGTCAAGACAAAAGAAAACCCCCGCCGAAGCGGGGGTTTACCGGACCTAAGTCCTTGTTTTATCAGGCAGCGCCAGAAGTTCCGAACACGCAACGCGGGTCAGAAAATCCGAAGCTGTAGCGTTCACGCGCTTTAAAGCGCATGTTGCCTGTGTCAAAATCGGCCTCCATGTTCGTCGAGAGCGGGGTGCGCTCGAAGTGGATGAAGCCGCGGGGAGCATCCGTCTTAATGAAGAACGCGTCCGGATCGGTGAGGAAGTCGTTGACGACGTACCCTTCCGGGAGCATGCCCATCGAACGGATGGCGTTGATGTCATTGTCGGCGGTCCCAACGCGGAGGTTCGAAACCATCAGACGCTCGGCAACGAACTGGAGCTGCCGGGGGATGATGAGCTTCATGCCGCGAAGGGCGACCTTGAGACCACGCTCGTCCACGAAACCAGCGATGCTGATGAGCGCGTCCTCGAGCGAGGTCTCGTTCAGGTCAGCATCAACGGTCGGCTTGTTCGCGAACGAACCGCCGCTGGTCAGCGGGTGATCGGTGGCGCAGAGCGCCTTGCCGTCGCCACCAGCCGAAGCACCGCCCGTGAAGGCGTTGTTCAGGATGGCAGCAGCTTTCACCTGCTTGGTGTGGGCCATCGAGCGAGCGAGAGCGCGCGTGTAGCGACTGCCAAGGCGGTCGTACAGGTTGTCCTCAATGGCTTCCTCGGTGATCGAGAAGGCCAGCGCGATGGTCTCGTGGTTGTAACGCGCGGTGTACGCTTCCTGCGCGTCGTCGTAGTTGATCGCGGAACCTTCCTGCTTCAGGGGTGCGGTACCGAACCCGGCGAGCATAACCTCTTCCTCGAATGCACGATCCGAGGATTCGGTGGTGTAGATTTCCGCATGCTGGTTCTCGTACCGAGCGTACTCCATGCCGAAGAGGGCATTGAGGCCGGGTTCCAGCTCTTTCGCAAGTTGTGCGCGAGAGATAGCCATTGTTCCGCCTCCTTAGACGCCAGTCGTCGAAACAGTGCCACCAGCAATCGACCCGTTGGGCGAGTTGTAGTGGTTGTTCAGACGAACGATGACGGGGATACCAGCCACGGAGAAGTCCGAGTTCTCGGGATCCTCTTGGATACCCATGATACGGAGGTTCAGCGTGTTGGTGTCGGCAATCGTCTGCACGTCAAGCGTGGCGGACGAGATGCCAGTGATCGTCGAGCCAGACTGGGCACCGGCGAAGTTCGCGTTGGCGAACACCGCAGCACGCAGTTCGGCTTCAGTGTCCCACGACGTATTGACGTTCGACGTGGCGATCACAAAGGTCTGGAGCGGGTTGTCGTAGACGAACGCGCGGACCGGATAGAGCGAGTTTGCGCCCGAGCCAGGCCAGTAGTTCGACCACGTCTTCTTGCCGGTCGTGGACGAGATGTACTCGCAGCCCCAGAACACGCCAAGGATACCAACAGTGCCGCCAGAAGCCGCGCCCACACGGTCAATGAAACCGGTGGAAAGCGGGATCACAGGAGCGCCCTGATAGATCGCGTTGGTGTTCGTCGAAGCGATGCGGTACTCGGTCGTCCCCGTGCTGTTCGGCGCCGAGCCGACAACACCCACGGGGCGCAGACCGAAGGCAACATTGACGTTTGCCATGGTACTACTCCTTCAGGTTGACACTAGGAGGCCCCACGGCCCCCAAACGAAACACGACTTCGCCGACTTTGACTGATCGGCATTGAAGGATGTTGCTCCTTCATCAGGTCCTCATCGACTGCAACCATCTGTTCGCGGGCCCGGGTCCCGTAATACGCGGCTCTTTCGTTGGCTGTCTCGATAGGAATACGGCACAGCATCAGACCACCATTTCCGATGATCCCCGTGTACTTCCCTTCATCGATCACCGGAGCATGAAACTCCGGATACTCGTCAGCCCGAACGGGTTCCCAACCTTCCCGCAGCCTTTGATAGGCGTTGGTCTTGTCTTCTTCCCCACGGACTGCGACCCGAATCCAGCGATGCACATAGCCCGGAGGGGGCTTCGGGGCATCAAGGCGGCTGGGCGGTGCCCAAGGTTTGCGGCGCGAAGTAGTTTCGCGAGTTTCGCTTGCGCGAGGCGTTCTGTCGGTCATGTCCCTTACTCCTTCACATACTTGGCGTATTCTTCGAGAGGAACGCCAAGTTTTTTCGCTATCGCGACTTGCGACGGAGTTAGCTTGACCGTCCTGCGCCCCGGCTTTGCCGTACTGCGGGATGCGGAAGCGCCTGCAGAGGCGACCTGAGGACTTCCACCCGTTTTGGCCGTCTGGAACTTCTGCGGAAACTCGCGCTGAAGTCGACGGTCGAGTTCATTGTAATACTCATCGGTGTTCGGGTCAAACCCTTCATCTTCGATGAGCTCGTGGTGAATCGCAAACGCCGCTGCGGTCAACAGGCGGTCGTTTCCGAACCACGAGTGCTTCTGTGCCCAACTCCGTGCCTTGGGGTCAGGCTCAACCTGCGGTGCTGCTTGCGGCGCGACAGGACGCTCTGTCGATGGTGCTTCTTGCACCACCCGCTGACGCTCTGCCTGAGCCTTGGCCACAACTAGCCGCTGCTCCTCAACCGCGAGCCGAGACATCTGCTTCTGAATATCGGCCATCGCGTCCGCATCGTTGGCATCCCAAGCGGCCTTGTACTTGCGCTTGAGAGCCTCCTCTTCAGTCTTGATGCGGTTGCCGTACTCCTGCAGATACCCGGTATCCAACGATTGAACACGGGTCTTCAACTGCTGGTTCTCTTGGATCAGCTGTTGTGTGAGCCGAACAGCCTCTTCCTTGTCGCGCTGCTCGCGCCGATAACGCTCCGTCAGCTTGTTGATGCGCTCCCGCACACCCTTGCTGTAGGACTCAAGTTCATCGGACCCCGCAGCCGGTTTCTCGGTTTCCGGCTCAGGAGCAGATCCCGTTTCGAGCTCGGTTTCCTGCTCGATGGTGTTTTCCTCGGACATAGGTCCCTCCTCAAACGTGCTTGATGTCGTCGGGCTCAAGCAGCGTTGCGATCACCTCATCATCGTTGATGATGCGAACCTCACCGCCATCAATCTTGAACCGCGAACCCGTGTACCGGCCAATGCAAATCCAGTCGCCTTGTCTGCACCAAGGCTCGGCATCAGGGCCGAACTTGTCCGGATCCTTGTACGCTTCTGGCCCCACGCGCAAAACGTAGGCCACAACCGTGGCGAGAGCTTCGCGCTCAACGACCTGATCGGGAAGAAACAAACCACCTTCGGTTTGTGACCTGCCCTTGTACGGCATGACCAGAATACGCCAGCCAGTAGGTTGAGGAAGTCTGTCAAGGAGGGCTTTGTCGAGAAGAGACGGGTCCAAGACGCGCTCTTCGGGCTTAACGTAAGCGGTCTCTACACTCGCCGCTTGACGTTCTTTTTCAACACTTTTGACAACGTGGTCAGGGAGATAAAGCCTCTTCACCATCTTGTGTCGTTCTCTCCAGCAGGGCTCTTAACTCTTCCCTGGCGAAGGAGACGCCCCGAATCTCCCCCACCACGAGTTTATACTGCTCCCAGTTTGACACGGATCCCGTGACAAGCGTAGTCGCGAGGTCCTCTTCGCGCTCACGGAGAACCTTGTACAGCTTTCTCGACAAGTCCACAACATCCATTAGAAGTATTCTCCGTAACTCTCTTGCAGGTTGGACGTAATCGGCCCACCTTTTACCCACGAGTCACATGTGTTCTTCGACATGCACACGAATTTCCACTTCTGGCAGTACCCCGTGTTGCCGGATTCGTCGCCAATACACTCCAGCATGTCGTCGCTCTGGTTGTACGCCGCGCAGCTTCCGCACACCTGATCCTGACGGAATGCCGCCCCCGGCTCAGGAGTCCTGTAGTTGGCATACTCAACCGCTTCTTCACGGTTCTCGTCGTTGACTTCAGGATCCTTGGTGGCAAGGGGGCACATCTCGCCCTCCTCATCCTCCTCGTACTTGTCGACTTCCATCTCCTCGTCGGGGAGAACCTTGATCTCAATGCGCATGCCCGCCTCTCCTAGAACCCAAGGGAAGATGCGATCTTCCCGATCACGGTCTTCTTGCCAACCATCGTCAGCGCCACCTCAAGCGTTTCTTGATTGCGGCGCAGCCAGCCCTTGCCAAACGTGTCAAAGGTCGACAGACCGCGGTAAAACTTCTCTCTAGCCGCGGCCATCGCTTCGATAATACGCTTGTCGTCCATTTTCTCAACTGCAGCAAGAGTTGCCGCGCCAATACCACCATCTGGTTCAACTCCAACGATACGTTGCAGGGCTTTTGCCGCACGTCCTGTGCCACTGTTGACGGCCCAATCAAAAACCGCCCAGTCCACACCACTGGGCAGGTCATCGCCTTTGACCTTGTCCCAGTACAACTTCTTGTACAACGGCGCTACGTCCTTGACAGTCAAGGCCTTCATTGCGTCCTTGCCCGCAGGCTTGCCAATCCACTCTTCCCAAACCTTGCGCGTGACACCAAGATTGGTCTCTCCGCCAGGATCCCTCGGGTGGTTGACGTAGCCACCTTCGTGCTTGAGGAGCATGGATAGACATTCGTCAAAGTTTTCCTTCACTTACGCCTCCTGAACAGACCAAGAAACCCTCGCATCATCTCTTGCGGCGAGGGCAGTACCCAGCCAACAACCAAAGCAACCCATACCCAGATGGGTATATCTTCGACGTTGTTGATCGTAACAGACTCCACCGAAGCGGCCTCTACCTGTTTGCTCTCGGTGATGATGTCCCTTCCCGCTTCCGTCCTTTGCTGATTGGCGACAACCTGCTGAGTGTTTTCCTTCCCAGCTTGGACATTGGCCGCAACATTCGGACCGCCACCTCCGAGCATGCCAAGAGGCAGCGCGCCGCAGCCCGCAATCAACAGGAAAAGGACGAGAAGACTACTCCTCATGCCCGTTCTCTCGGGTACGGACATAGGCGCTTGCGCCCATGAATGCGGCAACCACCGCTGCTTGCGCCGTGTAAAACATGGTCATCAAACCGTTGACGGCCTCAACACGCTCCGTACTGATGATCGGCAACAGCATCATGACCGTCAAAACGACCATGGACCCCATGGCAACCCACGCCATGTGTCGCTGTTGGTCCTGCTGCTTGTCCCAGTTGTCAATTCTCAGCAGTTTCTCGTGACGGTTGATTTCACCGTTCGTGACCGTCCCGTCACCGTCCAGATCGGCCTCGTCAAGCACGCTATTCGGCTCAAGTCGTTTCGGAGTCATGAGTTGTTCTCCACATAGAGCCACAAGACGACGGTCATGAACGCCGTTACACTCGTAAGCATCAGGAAGATCAGAAGACCGGAGATGATCATCTCCTTCACTTCGTGCTTGTGATGCTCGTGATCCGCCCGCTGCTTTCGAACCTGCGCCTCAATGCGCAGCAGTTCATCCCAAGCTGACTGCCCCATCGAGTACTGAACGAAAGTTCTCAACTCATTCCGCTGCGCTTCCAACTGACGCTTGGCCGCGAAGATCTGGATCGCCTCTGCCTGAACGGAAGACGAAAACGTCTTGTACCAAGGAGGCTCGGCGTTCTTGCGCTCCAAGAACTCAATATCCGAGATGGCGCCAGCCCATGTGGCCAGCTGCCCTCCCATGTCCTGAAGCTCGCGGCCAAACTCAATGCCCTTCTTCAGGGCATTATAGGCGGCAGTTGCCGTGGCTATGATCGTTACGGGGTCCATAGCCGCATCTTAGCATAGATGCAGCGTCAGAACACTCCATCAAACCGCTGCGGACGCGCAATGCGGCTAAACGATGTAACCATACCACCCTGCGCCTTCTTCTGCGGGCGAGACTTGCCAGCCTTCGATAGCGCAATGGCAATCGCCTGCTTCTGAGGCTTGCCACGCTCCATCTCGGTGCGGATGTTCTCCGAGATGACCTTCTGAGACTTACCGGCTTTGAGGGGCATTTCTGGGCCTCATCATCATGTTTTGCCGCTGCACCGATATCCGCTCCCGGTTCACGGCATTCCGGTCGTCGGCAATCTGTTCCTGGCTGTTGATACGAGCTGCATCCGTAGCCGCCTGCTGCTGCAGTTTCGCAGCATCAAGCATCAGTTTCGCCTGACTGTTCTGCATGTCAGACTGGTCTTTCTGCTGCTTCAGGGCCAGTTCCTGCATGCGGATCTGAACAAGCGGGTCGGACATCGGATCTTGGCCCTGCCCAACGAGCCCCTCGATCACCGTAGCCATCAGATCGACTTCACGCTGCGCAACCAACTTCTCGACCTCTTCCGGGCGCTGCAGTTGCTGCTGGACCTGCATCACACGCATCTGAGCCTCGCGAGGATCCACAGTCCCCGCCTGAGCCATCTGGATCGCCTGCTGCATGAGGCCTTGGATCTCCTCGATGACCATGCGACGGGCTTTCTGTGACACATGCTCCATGAGATGCGCGTACAAGACGCCCATGACAGCCGGTGACGTCATCACCAGCGGCACCTTCATGAACATCTGGTGTATCACGATGTGAGCGTCGTGGTCCTGATCCGGGAATGTCTGCAGCAGTTCGCCCATCAGGGCCCGTGCGTTTTCCACAGCAGGGTCAAGCGGCTGCGGTTGCGGCGGCGGAGGCAGCAACTCGTCGATGTTCTGGACCTCAAGAGCCTGATACATGCGGCGATATGCCGCATATAGGTTGTGCATCTGCGGATTCGACTGCGCCAGTTGCAGTTGCGTCTGAGCCAGAGTGACCCGCTGGGCCATCGAGAAGATGTTCGGGTCGCTGACAGGAACGACGTCAATCCTGTCATCAAAATCCGTTGCCTTCACTGCTCTAGCAGCACCAGACACGTCGTAAGGATACTCTGGAGGCAGATTCTCAGCAAAAATCCGCGCCAGAATGCGGAACTCGGTCTTCTGGGCGTAGTGCAGCCGCTTGTGGATCGCGGACATGACCTTCATGCCGCGCTCAAGCAGCGCAACCGTGGTTCCGACCGGCATCTCTTGGTTGATGTTGCTTGTCTGCTCGTCCGCAAGCGACACAAACCGGCGACCACCCTCGACCAGCGCCCCAAGCAGCTGGGCAAGCGTCGGAGACGGCTCCTTGTACGGCAACGGCATCAGGGAGTTGCGAAGGTCGCCGCCTGGAGCGTCAATGTCGCGCCATTCCCCAGGCTGTAGCGGCTTGTCGTTGTCGCGAAGACGCAGACCCTTTGCCTTGAAGCCCGCCGGAAGGTTGGCCAGCGTTCCCGCGTCAATCAACTGGCGCAGAATGCTCGTGGCAGCACGGCCAAGCCCGCCGATCATGTGGATCAGGCCAAAGCCATAGAACCCAAGACCCGGCAGGAACTTGAAATGCACGAAGTACTGCTTCTTCCGTGCCAGATCCTTGCCTTCAGCGAAGTTCCGACGAATCGACAGGATCTGCCCTGACCCCTGATCAAGGGTCACGATGTACGGCAGTTGAATCCCAGTCGGCTCGCCGTCCGGACCTTTGTCCTCGAACCCCTCAAGGTCGAGGTCGACGTGCATTTCCAGCAGCGTGTAGGTGTCATCGACAAACGTCTTCGTCGTGCCTTGGATCTCGTCGACCTTCTGACGAACCTCGTCGACTTCAAGGTCCTGACGGATCAGTTCGACGTCGCGATACATGCCTGCGACCTGCATTTTGCGGATCGCGTTGTAGTCCATGCGCAGCACATGCGTCGCACGCGGCGTCGTCTGCAGATGCGTTGCCGTGTACGGGACCACGAGATCCTGCGCAGGGACGAACATCGACACCGCCTGCTGCCGAGCCGTGTCGTAGTAGACCTTCTTGAAGGTCGAACCGGACAGCGGCAGATAGAACAGCAGCTGGTCCATGTCCGGATCGTAGTCCTCCATGACCTCCGTGATCTGGTAGTTCATGAAGTCCTTGACGCGCGTAGCCTGCTCCTCACGCTGCGCGTCTGCCACACCAAGAACCCGCGTCTTTACAGGGCCACCGGCAGGCAGCAGTTCCTTGTACGCCTGAGCCTGAAACTGAACGACGCTCTCGGCAATCAGCGGATGCGTGACGCCAGACGCCTTCTGAAACGGCTCTGTCCGCTCCTCGTATTTGATGCCCAGCTGGTCGAGACCCTTGGTGTAGGACTCTTCCCACTCCTGCCGAGACTGCAGGTCATCGTCAAAGGCCGCGCGCAGTTGCGTCGAAAGTTCCGACAGGTACCCATCGTCCAGGTACTCTGCAAGGTTGGCGTCATGCTCGATCAGCGCCTCTCCAAGTTGCTGATCCATGCCAGACTCAGCCAGAGCCTGAATGATCGCACTGCCGTCCGCGCCCTGAAAGATCTCAGCGCCCCCAGCAAAGTCCTCAGGCTGCGGAAGATCAACCATCTCGCCCTGAGGCGCAGGCATCATGCCTTGATCGACCAGAGAACCCATCGAACGCGGAGGGATCGCCATCAGTAGTACTCCCGAACATTGAACGTCGACGGCTCGTCATTCGTGTCGTCGCCTATAAGCGACACAAAGCCGCCCTGCCGGAAACGGAGGAGGGCCAGCGTCATGCTATCACAAAAGTCGTCGTGGTCGCCATATGGAAACGAAGCAACCTCCTCGATCACCTCGTCCGAGAACTTCTTGTCCTGCGGCGCCCACACGACCCCGGCTTCGAACAGCGGAGACACCAAGTTCATCCGCGTGATCTTGTCCATCCCACCTCGGCCAGCGCGGCGCCCCGGTGCGAACCCAATGGCCGGAATGCCGCGCAGCCGCATCTCATCGATGAGCGGCATGCCCGCTGCCTTGGCCTCGATGAGCACCATGTCAGGCTTCCAGTACTCGTGCTCCTCGTAGGCAACTTCCTTCAACTCCGGAAAACTCCATCGCCCACGCTGGGCATCCAGCAAGATGATGTTGTCCGGACTGTCCGGGGTCGGCTGGAAGATGCCCCACGTCGTGATCGCCGAGTAGTCCGCCGTCTCCTTTTTCGAGAACGCCGTGTCATACGATTGAATAATGTACTTCAACTCCGGGATGTCGTCCTTGTCCCACATCTTCCACCACTCGCGGCGGATAATCGCGGACTCGTTCCCCGTTGGCTGCTGTTGCCACTGCGCAGACCACTTGGCAACCGGCAGCGATGCCTTGATCCCAAGAAGCGCGTTCTTGTCCCAGAACTCGGGCCACAGGGGCTCACCGGACGGCATGATGGCCGGGAACTCAACCACCTCCCATTGGTCCGCGAAGATGTCCGATCCCTGCGCCGCAAGAAGGCGACCCGTCAGGTCCTTCTTGCCCCAGCGCGTCATCACGAGGATGATCGAGCCGCCCGGCTGCAGACGCTGACGAGGGCCAGACGTGTACCACTCGTACGCCATGTCGTACGCCGTCTCGCTCAATGCGTCCTGTTCCGAGTGCGGGTCATCAATGATGAACAGGTCCGCGCCACGGCCCGTGACCGCAGCCCCTACACCCGCAGCGAAGTACTCGCCGCCCCTGTCCGTTCCCCACTTCCCAGCGCCCTTGTTGTCCTCCTTCAAGAGCGTGTTTGGGAAGACCTCCTGATACCGCGGGTCGTTGATCAGATCTCGGACCTTGCGGCCAAACCGAACGGCCAGTTCGGTGTTGTGCGTGGCCTGAATGATCTTCAGCTTCGGGTTCCGGCCCAAGAACCACGCAGGCATCAGGTAGCTGGCAAACTCCGATTTCGAGTGACGAGGCGGCATGTTGATGATCAGCCGCTTCAACTCGCCTCGCGCAACGCGCTCCAGCTTCTCCGCGATGATCCGGTGATGCCGCCCCTCGATGAAGTTGTCGTAGACGTGATGGGCAAACGCCATGAAGTCGTGCTGAACCTTGTCTCTCAGGTCCAGCCGCTTCTTCGCCTCTGTAAGGGCCAAGATCTCTCTCAGCACCTCATCAGGTAGCGCATGCAGATTCATCGCAGCGTACGAGCTCCGGGGCTAATCGGCCGGTATCCCTGCAGGTTGGCCACCGACTGGGGCTGGTAGTACGGGCCTACCGTCGGCCTGACCAAGCCAGCCGGGACGCAGGTGAAACTGCCGTTCGGCATCTGCTGCTTGATGTAACCCGGCGGGCACTCAAACGTCGGTTCCTCGTCCACCGGTTCTTCGACCTCGACCTCAACTCCACCACCGCCAGTTCCAGTTCCAGTTCCAGTTCCAGTTCCAGTGCCAGTCCCGGTTCCGGTTCCGGTTCCGGTGCCAGTGCCAGTCCCAGTTCCGGTCCCAGTCCCAGTCCCAGTCCCAGTTCCGGTCCCAGTGCCAGTCCCGGTTCCGGTTCCGGTTCCGGTTCCGGTCCCAGTGCCAGTGCCAGTGCCAGTGCCAGTGCCAGTCCCAGTCCCAGTGCCGGTTCCGGTTCCGGTCCCAGTGCCAGTGCCAGTCCCAGTGCCGGTTCCGGCCCCAGTGCCAGTGCCAGTGCCAGTGCCAGTCCCAGTCCCAGTGCCGGTTCCGGCCCCAGTGCCAGTCCCAGTGCCAGTGCCAGTGCCGGTTCCGGTTCCGGTTCCGGTCCCAGTGCCAGTGCCAGTGCCAGTGCCAGTGCCAGTCCCAGTGCCAGTCCCAGTGCCAGTGCCAGTCCCAGTGCCAGTTCCAGCCGAGCCTCCGGTAGCAGTACCAGCGCCGCCCCCGCCAACTTCAACCTCGACGACTTCACCAGTTCCGGTGTCTGTCCCAGCACCTGCCTCAGTGCCGCCGCTAACCTCAACGTCAACGCCTTCGCCACCGCCAGCAGCAGTGCCGCCGCTAACCTCTGGAGTGGTGTACGCAGTCTCAACGGTCGTTTGCGCAGGCAACCCAACCGTCGGACCAGACGGGGTGTACACTCCCGGTTGGCCAACAGTGACCGGTTGCGCAACACCAGCTACCCCAGCGACAGGAGCCACGGTGCTCGGAACGAGGCTCGTGATTCCACCAACAGGGATGTTGAGTCGCGGATCGACTGGGACAACCGTGCTTGGAGCGCCACCGCCACCTGCTCCCGCACCTCCGACGGCTGGTGAAATCAACTGCGGAATCGTCAGACGAGGATCGACGGTAGGAATCGTCGGTGTGACAGTCGCAGGAGGCGTAGTCACAGGGGGAGTAGTCACCTCTGGAACGGTCTGCACCACGGTCGCCTGCGTCACGTTTGTCGGTGCCAAGAAAGGCCTATTCGGCTCTCCGGGTACTCCAGTCGTCGGCCTGAAGACCGTCTGACCAGCCTGCACGTTCAGCGCGCCGAGGTTCTGGACGTAGTTGAGGAGTTCCGGAGATCCCTCCTCAAGAACACGGCCGTCCGGAAGACGCACGCCAATAGCCGTGCGACGTGTATCCGTTTCACCAAGCGCTGGAAAGCGAATGCCGATGTCGCCGTAAACGGGCGTTACTCCCTGCGGGAGCGCCCGAAGAACGGTGTCTGTCAGGTAGGTGGTCTGAGTGCCTTCCGGGGAGAAATATTGGTCACGGAGCGGTGTTCCCGTCACCGAAACCCCAGCCGGAACCACTGTTGGAGCAGGGGGCGGAAGAAGTTGCTCGATCCCAATCCCTGCTCGAGTGGGAGACACGCCCTGCGCAAGTGCGACGTCCGCAGCGCGTCCCACAAGATCACTCGGACCACCGGCACCGATGAAACCAGGCAGATTCTGCATCGCCTCAGACGGCGTGATCCCGTATTGGGCCTGAAAAGTCGACGCTCCGGTGCTTTCCTGAGGCCGATACAGCGATGCCGCCTGCGCAAGCGCCGCTTGCTCGCGAATTGCCGCGTCACGCGCCGCAATCGTGTCAAAAACACCGATCCCAGCGCCCGTCGGCGTGTACGGAGCAGGCTCCCGTGCCGCGATGGGCTCCACAGGCGCCGCAGGGAGAGTCCCAACAGGCAAATTCAGCCTCGGATCGCTCACAACCTGCGTTCCAACGCCCGTATAAGTGCCCGGAGGCGCCCGATCATCACGCGGAACCAGCGTTTGAATGCCCGCTGGAGGCCCCGCAAGGTTCGGCCGGGGCTCCGCAGTAACCGTCGTGTAGGTTCTACCCTTGTAGGTAAACGTTTGACCTGGCCCAAGAGCCGTGCGAGCATCAGAAAAAGCCTTAGAAAAGCTCCCAGAACTCGAAAAATCGGTCTTTTTGGCCGGTGCAGCCGGTGCAGCCGCCGTCCGAGCCGGTGTCGGGGCCCCAACCTGCGCCGCATACGACGCACTACCACCTGGATCGCCCGTTGTGATCAGACTCACCAGGCTTTTGTCCGTCGCGGACTGCGGACTGTAGGCGTAAGACGACCCCTCATTCAGCGAAATCTGCGCAATCGTCTCTTTCACGGGCTTGTCCGAGCCGCCAGCCTGAATCGGCTCGCTCCCAAGGCCAAGGCCACGGTTCGTACCCGTGTAAGTGCGCGTCAGATACCCGCTTCCAGTATCCCGCCACTCAAAACCATCACCGGCGTAGGTGCCCTGAGGGCTGACGGAGCCAATCGTGTCCTTGGGCTTGGTCGTGGTCGCCGCAGGTTTCGTAGTCGCAGGCTTGGTCGTGGTCGCCGCAGGTTTCGTAGTCGCAGGCTTGGTCGTGGTCGCCGCAGGCTTGTTACTGCCGCCGCTACTGCTGGACATCGTGCTCTTCCCGCCGCCACCGAACAGATCGCGAAAGAAGTTAGAAACAGCACTCATAGCAGGCTCTCCACGCAGCTGGCTCGCACCACACTATACTACACCAAGAGCGCCACGACTAGCGACGAGGCATCGGTATCGGAATGCCCGCCGCCTGCATCCGCTCCGCCGCCGTCAACACAGGCCGCGCAGACGGTATCGGAATGCCCTGACCCTTCGGTTCACGGACCACGGGCCTCGGAGGCGGAACCATGAGCCCGCCAATCCCACCCTCCGCAACCGCCTGCCGTATCGCCTCGTTCCTCTGACTCGCCAGCGGCATCGGAACCGAGGTCCGAGTTCCAAGGTTCGCGGGCCGAGGCGGCGGAGCCTCCACCTCCAGAATGCTCTTCACATACTGCAGCGTCTCGTCAATCTGCGGAACCCCGCCCGCCCTCTCAACCGTCCCAGGACCCGCATTGTACGCCGCCAACGCCAGACGATAGTCGCCGTCAAACTTGTCCAGCATCGCCTTCAAGTACTCAGCCCCAAACCGCAGGCTCTCAACAGGATCATACCGATCCTCAAGCGGCTTGACCCCGTACCCAGGATCCCGCGCCGTCTCCGACATCACCTGCGCCAAACCCGTCGCACCAGACCGCTCGTTCCGCGCACGAGGGTTGAACCCACTCTCCTGCTGAATCATCCGACGGAAAATGTACGGATCAACACCGTACCGCTCCGCCATCCGATCCGCCAAGGAGTAGAGGTCACGATCTTTCATCTCAGCCCCCGAATAATGAACCTATGCCACGCATCACACGATCCATGAACCCAGGTTCTTGAAACTCGGCCCTCGGAGGCTCCCCACGCTGCCGCAAAACCCCCTGCGCAGCCTCCATCACACCACTCTGGACAGGGTAATACGACCGAGCCAACCGCCCAACACCATCACTCGTCCAGTCTCTAAACTCCTCGATCCTCCGCGGCGAGGCCTCGTCCAGCGTATCCGCCATCGTCGGAAACCGCTCACTGTCCGGAATCCGCGCAGAAGGATCGTCAAAGTACTCGACAACCTGCTCCTCGTTCATCCGGCTCCGCTCAACGCCAGAGCCGTAACTGCGAAGAGACTCCAAGACCCACGGCTCAAACAGGTCCTCAAACAACTTCGGGTTGTCCAAGAACTCTTTGTGCAACTTCTGCACACCACGGTGACGGTACTCATGCGCCATCACGTCAGGCGAGGACAGAAAATCAGGCGACACATAAACCGTGTCCGGGCGCATGTCCGGATCCTGATCGCCAAAATAGAAAAACGCCGTGTCCGTCCGATCCCTCGGGCCGTAAACCCGGAACGCCTCAGGATCATACCCCATCCGGCCCAGCGGATCTCGGCTCAACACAGGGTCAAGGAACAACCGGAAGTCCACGTCCCCCAATTGCTCAGACGCCGTCCTGCCCGAACGATCCGACCATCCCTGCGCCAACCGCCCATGCGCAGTACGCGCACGCTCCGCCGCCGGTACCGGCCTCGGCGGCGGTACAGGGATTGGCTGTCTCGCCATCAGAACGTGCCCCGGAAGCCCTTGCCCGTAAGCTGCTGCTTGCCTCCCGTCGGCATCCCAACACCCTTCGTGCCAGGATAATCCAGCATCGCTACCTTGGCGTCATAGTCCACCATGCCGCCCTTGGCATAGCCGTTGTCGTCGTCCTCACGCTCCATCTCGCGACGACGCATGCGCTTCTGCTTCATCATCATCCCAGGCATCATACCCTCCTAGGGCCAAGGTCCACGGTCCTCGATACTATACCCTCAATAGAAGAACCTCGCAATCGACTCCCGCATCCCACCATCCGTAAACAACGAAGCACGAATGTTCTTCCTCCGACCTATCGCACCGTCAAACAACATCAACCCAATATCCAACGCAACCAACCCATAAACGTCCGGACGCAACGCACCACCACGATCATAAAACTCATACCTCGGAGCATGATGCTCAGGATCCACACGCGCACGACTCGCCGTCTTTACCTGTACACTCACTAACCTCCCACTCACCGTCCGACACCACAAATCATGACCACTCAAATCCACACGAACAACACGAACACCGCAAGCCTCCAAAGCCTGCGCCACAAAGTACTCCCCAGCACGGGCCACACTCTCATTGTCCATAACCAAACCCAATACCACAATAAACATCACAAAAACAACACAGGCCCGTAGCGCGGGGAGGCGCACCACGGGCCCGGAGTCAACATAGACTCTACACCAACGTCAGGGGGAGCAAACGCGGTGGTGAAGGGGAGAATAACATAGGACCGTGGATCTTGGAACTTGGATGTTGTTGGTTGTTCAAAGTCCACAAGTCCAATGAAATTAGGCCCGATATTTTTTGCGCTTCAATGTTCATCCGTCACAATCCTACAAAAAGGCCCCCCGAAAAGGGGGGCCCCGGCCCCCGGCCCCCGTCTCTTGTGCCGACCGACCGTCGGCCCAGTAACCCCAGCCCGACGGGCTGGGGCTGGGCGCGAGGCGCGATGTGCTACATGATCCACGCGAAGGTGCGAACGGTCGTGACTCGCTTGTGCGCGTCGAAGGCCTCGCGACCGTGAAGGGCGACATACTCGGCCTTGTTCGGGGGCGTCTCGCGCTGGGTGAGCGAGTAGGTTGCGACGCCCTCGGCGACAGCGTCGGCTTTGGCCTTGTCGAGCGCGTCGGTCGCGTGCTTGACGAGGCGTTGCAGCGCGTCAATCTCGGCGCGAAGAACGGTCGCGAGGTTCGCGTTATCGTGCATCGCGTCGACAGTCTCGGCGGCGATATAAGCTCGTATCACGGGTGCAAGCATTGTCTGGGTTCCTCTGGGTGGAGCCCCCGCCTTGCGACGGGGGCGGTTGCGTTACTTGTCGCGATTGAGCTCATAGGTGAAAGCGCTATGGGCGCGTTCCATCGCCTCTTTGCGGATGGCGCCGAGGCGCTCAGCAAGCGTGCTCGCGGCATACTTGCGTTCGAAGCACTCGGCATTCTTTGCAAGCTCGGCGAATGCCTTAAGATCGGCAAGATCCTGCAGTGTGACAGCAACCACCACCGGCATATGTTCCTCGCTCGCGTAACGGATTTCCATTGTTCTGTTCTCCTATAAGGGCGCCGCGCCAATCGCGACCGCCTGCATCCTTCCTAAAGGAAGGCCTCGGGGGTGTCAACAACAAAGTCACAAGCGGCTTGCATTTTTCTTGTTGACTCTGGGCGCGGCCTTCCGGTAGGAAGGGGGCAGGCGGTAGCATGGTGCGAGCGCCACTATAGGAGAACAGAACAATGCCGAATCCGTTCGGAAAATCCCGCCCCGTCGACAAACCCCATGCGATCTATCGCGCAGGCGACATGGTGTGGCACGTCCTGAAAACCTATCAAATGCCGGAGCGCGAGCGCGAGAACCGGTTCGCAAGGTGGTTCGTTGCCGCGAAGAGCCCCATGACGTGGGGCGCGTTCGAAATGGGCGATACATACGCGCGCGAGGTGACCGGATACGGTCGCCTTGTCGCGGCCGATGCGGCATGGCGCGAGGCCTATGGGCGCAGCGACATCCCGTCGGTCGCCGACTACCTCGCGACGCGCGAGGCCTGACGCGCCGGTGCGCGGCCCTCGCAAGGGGGCCGTCATCCCGCGTGCCAGAGACCAGGACCGCGACGCCTGGCGCCCAGGCCCCAGGACCGCCCAGCCCAGCACCTTGAACCTAGACCGGCCGGGCCCCGACCCCGACCCCGACAAACAATCCACTTGTGCCCGACTTGTGGACTATGCTATCATGCAAGCGGGCAATCCTGCCCGATCCATTAGACGAGGATAGACCATGCGAGGCATCATCTATCAGGGCCCGAGCCTATACGACGGCGCGCCGATTGTCGTGATCGCGACCTATTCTGACCGCAACACAAAGACGGGCGCCGTTGTGCAGACATACATCCTGCGCGCCGACATGAACCCGCTTGAAGCCAGCAAAACCGGCGACGATGTATCAATCTGCGGCACCTGCCCGCATCGCGGCACACCGACGTCGGACCCCGCGCGAAAGCAGGCGAAGGGTCGGACCTGCTATGTCAACCTCGGGCAGGGCGTGCTTATAACGTGGCGGTCCTATCAGCGGGGCGTTTATCCCGACGCGCAATCGCCAGAGGCACGGCGCGCAATCGGACGCGGCAATGTCGTTCGCATTGGCACCTATGGCGACCCTGCGGCCGTGCCCGCGCATGTTTGGGAAGAGCTTCTAGCAGAAGCGGCCGCGCATACGGCGTACACTCACGCGTCGGGCTGGCGCCCCGATCTCGCGATGCAATCGGCCGATACTCTCGAGCAAGCGCAAGCGCACTGGCAAGCCGGACGCCGCACATTCCGCGTGCTCGTCGACCTTGGCGACATCGACCCGTCGCGCGAGGTCCTATGTCCGGCCAGCAAAGAGGCCGGCCGCCGCACAACATGCGCCGCGTGCAAGCTCTGCGCGGGAACCGCGACCCGCTCGCCAAAATCCGTCGCAATCGTCATGCACTAGCGCGACAGGGGCGCCCGATCAGGGCGCCCCACCGCCCGCGACCGGCGCGCCCAAGTCGTTCGCAACCTCGGGCCCCGGTCCACGATCCTCGGTCCGAGGATCTCGGTCCCGACCCGACCCCGACCCGACAGCACCGACCCGACCGGCGTAGTGCCCGACAACCTCGGTCCTGAGCCTGTCCCACGCAGCCCGACAGTTCCCGACTACCGCCAAGGCCCGACAGCCAAGGCCCGACTGCGCCAACTCAAGCGCCAAGGACCCGGGGTATAAATGAATGTTATTGGTACGGGGGTCTTTTACC